ATGAAACAGGCTCCATTGTTGTGTGTCCCGAAGCGTCTGTTGTTTCTACTACTTGTTTGTACTTATGGGCAAATAAATTGTTAAAATAACTGCGGTAAACATCTGTGTTTAACAATCGATCGTTACATACTTCACACTCGGGTAATACTTCTCCGGCCATCATGCGTCGGCGTACACTACGCATATGATCACTGTTCCAATGCTCTTCAAGTGTTATAGGAATATACTTGCCTGTGCCCACGGCACTATCAATATACTGTTTAAAATTTTGTGCGGGTTCTCTACTGGCACAACACATGCGTCGTTCAGTTTGTGGACTCAAATAAGTATGAGTCCAAGGTGCCATACATAAATTATGCTGCATAATTGTCTAAATAATTTTTGCAATTATTTTTAATATACTCGATCACAAATTCACTAATTCTTTTATGCCGATCTGTAGTTGGATGCCCATCTTCTGTTACTTGATTTAGATTGCGAACAAATTCAAACATGCCTATATGTTTATTGAATGTTATCCAGTTGGATTTTCTTATATCTAAAGCCTGTTGAAACCATTCTGGAGAATAATCATAAATTGCATTATTCATTAACATAAAAAAATAATTAAATTTACGCAATTCTAGATACGATAGACCTTGAATAATAGTGACGGCTGATAAAATATCGACTTTTTGATTACCAAAATGTTTGCCAGTGATCCAACCAAATCCTAAAGTATCACTAATGTGTGTTATGCCATCGATATCAATACAACACAAATTTTTGTTCACTTGAACATTTGCAGAATCACTAATTGCGTCATATCGATGCATTCCAGTTAAATTTATACCTATGAGCGTATTGTCAGGTGTAAATGTTTTATTATTTTCTAACACATAGATTAAATTGGTAAATGCAGCTATGTTGCCACCGCCAGGTATAGCCAAATTAACAAATTTATCTTGTGCAGGATTCATTTCAGCAAAACAAAAGTGTGGCCATACGCTACCTCGATTTTTCCAAGCTATTTTGTTTTCGTGAGGCAACGGAATCACGCCTGCTGTAAAGCTACATCCTGTTGTTATTAAATTTTTCACTTAATACCCCATTGCCAATGCTATTTCTGAATGTGTATTTTTAAAATTTTGTTTTCTATAAGTATCTGTTCTTTGCATTTTTTCTCGAAATTCGGAGCCGTCACTACCTGGGCCTTGTTCGATAAATTTTATTACATTGTCAACTTCTTTCAAATAATTTTTATTTTGCCAAAAATGAGTTTTTAATTTATTTAAAACCAAGTCTTGAGCCTGTGGCGTCATATGCTGTACACTCATATGATCTGGGCTATGCATCATGTTAAAATACACGCTGCCAAACGGTTTGGTATCTGCCCACGCTAATAATTCATCAAGATAGTAAACATTTTGCACATTTATGGTAAAACAAAGTTGTGTAGTAATGTTTGGCATCGTGACTTGGCTGTAATGTACATAATCAATAATTTCATTTGCCAATTCCCATTTAGCGCCGTACCGTTCGTATTCAAATCTGGCACCCACATTGTCAATACTAAATGCAATATCTACACGACCAAACTCTTGCCAAATGACAGCATCAAACTCTCCGGGCATCTGGGTAGCATTTGTATTATAATGTATATCAATATTTTTACTGTATCCTTGTGCAACTGCGTATTTTAATAAATCAAAGTGTTCTTCAATTAACCAAGGTTCGCCACCAGTGAATTCAAGATACTTGATATTAGGCAATAGTGTTTTTAGATTATCCCAAAAATTTGTATCTTTGTTTCTTGGCCACGCACCTTGCCGTAGCCACTGATAGGCAATATGCGACTTTTTATCAAAATCTTTTGGCATATAATCTAGTTCTTCTGCTGCCCATTTACTGCTAGACCAAGATCCGCATATTCTACATTTAAGATTACAAATATTTCCCAACTTTAAATCCAGAAACCAAAGTTGATCCGGATCGTCATTTGCCCAATCAACTAACTCATATAATTCTTTTAATCTTACCCTACTGTGTATTCTTTTACTTGTTCTACCGGCTGCCTCTTCGTCCCAACACAATTTACAAGTGCTAGGCTTTTCTCCGGCTCTAAATTGTCTACGAAGATTTTGCATGTATTCACTGTGATAAATGTTTTCTAAATTGTCTTTGTTAAGATCAAACTTGTTACCATCACTGTTTGTGATTTCGTTTCTGGCCAAGCAGCAAGGTCTAGCAGTACCAATAGGACTGGTTTCAATGCTTACCCATGGAAGCATACATATTGTTTTAGGCAAGATCATTTAATTCAGGAAATGTGTTCCAAAAGTTTTCATTTCTAACACTGTCTAGTTTTTTGATTTGTGCTTTAAAGCTTTCAAATTCAATAGTTTGTTTTTTTTCTTTTACAAATTCTTCAATTTCTCTGTTTATTTCTTCATCATCAGTTCTTTTTCCTTTTTGAAAATCTTCCCAGTCTGGCCACGACGAACTTTTTTGAGTTTCATACTCAAATTCCTGTAGGTTAACCTGTATATCTGAATTGTTTGTTTGAATAAAATTTAATAGTGATTCGTATCCATTTGTAGCTCGTTTAAGTGAATCAACTGGTCGTAGCCAGTCAAGATGCCGTTTATAGGCAGGCACAATTACTTGATCTTTAAATTCTTTAGGAAAAATATTTGCACGATACCAGTTAGGACTCTGACACAAGTTAATATTAAAATCTTTAGCTTGAATTAATCCTAGTTCTGTCCATTCACGATGAAAATCTAATACATGTAATACGTTCATAGCACTTACAGTGGCACTGACGTAAAAATCAACATGCGGAACTTCTTGCATCATGTGTCGTCGATTCTCTAGTGTTTGAGACCAATCTGTGCCTTTACGCATGAGTTCAGCACGCTCTCCGCTGGCATCCAAGCTGGCACCTACGCTGACGTTTTTGAAGTGCTTCCAATAGTCAAACACATGTTTATCTTTGTATCTCAATTCACTAAAATTTGTATTGTATTGAATCCTGATATCTGTCTTGCCATGTTCAATTAACTTTTCTAATAAGAAATAATGTTCCTTCATAATTAAAGGTTCACCGCCGGCGAAATAAACTTGTTCAAGATATGGAATATGGGGGAGCATTTGCTCGAGCATGGCGTCTTCATCGCCGGCGGTGTATTCAACTCGTGCCATGTCTCTGCCAAGTACATCGGGCTTACGATTATAAAGTTTAACATGATCATTATACCAGTTGCTACTAAAAATTGGACCGCAACTGCGACAACTAAAATTACAAAGATTGCTAAATCTGACATCCCAATACCTTATCTTGAATTCTGGATGAGTACCATCTGGCAGTGTTTGATCTATTTCTGCTATATGATGTCCATAATTACGATTACTATCGTATCGCATACTAAAGAAACCATTTGCTTCTTGTTCATAACACTTGGTACATTCTTTGCACGATTTGTCCTCTAACATGTTTTGACGCATGGTTTTGTATGCGTCTTGGTTCCAAACTTCTTCCATGGTATTTTTTCTTAAATCTCCAACTGGATGCCAGTAATCTGCAAGACAACACGGATAGGCACGGCCATCTGGAAATGCATGCATATGAACCCAGGGCATCATACAGAATGTTTTGCTTTCAGTTAGACGTTGCCAATGTTGGTTTGACAGTTTTTCTTTTTCTATAAAATAAGGAGAACGGGCATTATACACATAGCCTTTATTGTAAAAATCTTTTACACTCATATGTTAATGAACCAATCAGCTAAATTAGGAAAAGTTTTACAAAAATCTTTTTTCCTTCTTATATCGTATTGTGTATAAAAATTTTTGAAATCTTTTTGTAATACATCTTGTTCTGCTGCTCCGGTATGAGAAGTTTTAACCACGTCAAGATAATCAATCAAACGTTGTAGCTGATTCCATTCATATTCGTGTACAAACTCTGAACCTTGGTGTCTAGCCATAAAGTCTATAAGTTGATCTTTATACTTGGTGCGTATTTGGCTAGGTAGTACTAGGGCAGATTGAAAACTTGGAAAACGTAGGATATTTAAAGAAAAGTTCACCGCTTCTCGACCATAGCATAGTTTTAAATTAATTACCCATTCCAAGAAGTCTGTTAAACTGTCTAAACACAGTGCATTGATAGTACACATGATGTGCAAAGCACGTAGTTTATGATCAATTTGATGGTCTAAGATTAATTCTACAGTATTAGCCCAATCGTCCCAGGCCAATCCGTCTCTAATATACTCTGAGTGTAGGCCGATGCTTTCATTACTAGTGTATAGGTCAATGGGTGTGTCCACACTTGAAAATAAACGATCGAGATCAACTTGTGTTCCTAGGTTAGAATTTATTGCAAGTCTGGTTTGGCTACAACCTTTGTTTTGTTGAAACCAATCAAGTAGTTGCCAAGTGTATCCGGACATGAGTGGCTCGCCTCCGGTTATACGTAATTCGTCTAAGGTTTGGTGGAGGTCTGATTCCCACCATCTAAAGAAGGCTTCTGCATATGGGTTATTTTCACCATATTTAAAAAGCTGCGAACTGTCATGGCTATGAGTAAAATGATTCCTGCCGTCAGACACCAAATTAGTGTAGGGTCCATGGGTATTGATGTCTTTAACCCAAGTGCTACTGAACGCAGGATTGCAATAAGAGCAAGCAAACTGACAAGTGCGGTCAAAACTAATTTCAAGAGTTCGAAGATTGATATCTTCGCTAGGGTCTGTGTTGTACGCATAATTTAAGTCCTCATCTGAGTAAATTACTGTTTTGTAAACTCGATCACTGATATTATTTCTATCAATGTCTTCAATCTTCCAACAATATTCACAACCTGTAGGTCTTGCGCCCGCTTGCATTTGGCGACGCTCTTCTTTTTTCTTAGATGTATTGTGTAGTGTCCTGGGGTTGACTTGCACATCTCCAACATCAACTTTGTGAGGAAGTGGGTGATGACATGACGTAGTCATACCTGATCCTAGCCAAATTGTAGCATTATACCATTTGGCTCCACAGAATGATTTGGACTTGATGTCGATCACTCTGCGCTTGTATTCTAAATCTGTTTCGTTATTAATTTTGGGCATGATATTGGCATTCGTTCCAGAACTCTCGCATTTCTGGAAATGTATTTAGAAACCAGGTTCCTCTTCGTTTATCGTGCTCACTAAAGAATTTATAAAAATCAGCACGTTGTAGTTTAACATATTCAGCGTCTAATTTGCTACCTTCTTGCATCCAATCTAGAACCCGTTGCATTCTTTGCACTTCATAATCTTTGAATCCTTGAAACGGACGTTCAACAGTCTCCGAGTTTTCCTGCATCCAATCTACTACATCTTGCAATCGACGTGCATATACAGAAGGAAGTATTTGTAAGCTTTGCCACGTGGGCTGTCTCAATATTGGTGTGTCAAACCAAACACGTTGATATGTTGTACTATGGTATCTTCTCAATGAAAGAATGGTTTCTAATTGTCTTCGCAAACCTAAAACACTTAGATTATTCATAGTAATAATAAATGTAAGACTATTGCGACCGGGTATGTGTCTTAAGAAAAATTCGACCCTGGCTAAAACTCGTTTGAATTCCATCCCGTGTCTTATATATTCTGCTTGCTCCGGGATACCAGAGTCCAAACTCACATACTGCATAAAATGCTCTATATTGGTATTACACAACTGTTTTACATAATTGAAGTATTGTTCCCATAACTTTTCTTCCACACTGAAATTGCTGGTCACATCAATGTGCAAATCGGATTTAGGAAAAGCCAATACATAATCAAATACACGATAGGTATTACGATCCATTAAAGGTTCGCCGCCGGTCATTCGAAAGTGTTTTAACCGTGGATAAAGACTTGGCCACCACTCCCAAAAAGCGTTAACATAAGGATTATCCTCACGATTGGGCGTAGGCCTTCTGCGGTCCATAAAAAAAGTGGGGTCATTATGACGATTACTAGTGGGATACGCTCCGTACCTAGCAATTTCGTCAGCCCAAGTGCTGCTAAACTGAGGGCTGCAATAGCTACACTTAAGGTTGCAAGCGTTATTAAAATTGACTTCCACATAACTTGGAATTTCATCTTCGTCTCCGGTACTGTTGATGATACGATCAAAATGTTCCGCTGCCCAGGGTTCGCCTGAACGATAATGCCTGTCACTTAAATTGCCTAGGTCTTCTTGTGTCCAGCAATAACTACACTCCTGCGGTCGTTCATTGCGTAACATAATTTTACGCTGTTCTTTTTTGTGTGGTGTATTGTGTAGCGCACTGGGATTATCTTTCAATAGTGCGGCATCTATTTCGTGTAGTGGAGGGTGATAGCAACTGTTAGTTAGTCCTGTTGGAAGATGTAGACTGACCTGTTGCCATTTAGCAAGACAAAGCGCAGGACCTAATTTTTCTTGCATAGCCTCCGCAGAAGAGAGAAAGATACTTTTTGTCATGACAGTTTTACTTCACTACCTTTCATATATTGTAATACCGTTCTATTATGATCTAATACATTATTCATTTCATTTAAAGTATCATTTAATTTACTATGTGGCCATGTAAATACATTTTCTAAAATTTTTTTAATTTCTAAAATTCGTTGATACCCATTAAAATTGTCATAATCTTCGCTCCACCAATTTGAAAAAGTTTTATATCCAATTCTTCTAAGATTAGACAAATATCCTTGAGGACCCATTATTATAAAAGGAGTTTTTGCTATAATAGGTCTTAGAGTTTTTTCGGTAGGAAAAAATGTTTTACCAGTTACATATGTTTCGACTACTAAATCTAAAAATATGTCAGTGTACTTTTGCAATAAATTATAATGAGTTGGTGGTCCAATAGTATAATCTAAAAATCCTTCATCTAAATACACAGGACATTTTTTCATATATGGTATTACTGTAGATAATTCGTTAAAAGCTAGTTGATTTAACATTGTTAACTCGCTGTCAATTAAATGTCTTTCATCTTGCGGATTATAGTGACACGTTAACAGAATTTTATTATTAAAATTTGTGTAAAGCCATGCCGATATTATTAATCTATGCCAATTTGGCTTTCCTATAAAACAACCTACAGTATGTAACTGATGATTTTTTTGTAATAATTTAACTTTTAAATAAGGCTTACAACTATCTATATAATAATTATCTAAAATTTTTATTGTGTATTCTGGATGAAATTCTTCTACATTACAAGTTTTTATAATAATTGATTTTTTACTAATTTGAAATTTAGAGCAAACATAATCTAATGTATTATAAAAATTAGCCGACAAAAGACACAAACCTTCTGAGTTAGTTGTAATAATTACTTTGCCGGTATTTGTATACTCGTGTACAATATCTACAATTTTTTCAGGCAAATTAAAAATATGTGTGTCTTTATTTTCTAAAATTACCATCCTTCGATCCTCCGAATTACATCTATCTCAGTCATCATAATTTCACTATTACGCTGCCCAATACTGTAGTGATGTTTAAAAAATTGACTTTGTTCTGGTGTATACATAACAATAGGTAATCCTAATCTATTTTTTAATGCATCTTGGATCCTAGCACAACCTTCTTCAGGATCTTCAGTACTAAAACTGGTCCATAGTTTTTCAAGCATGTCAAAGTCCTGAACATAATGATGATCCCACCCTTCAAGCATGATCATGTATGTGCCTAATCGTGCTCCATACATTGCCCAATAACCATTTTCCACATCTGCACCCACTGAGTGCCATATACATAAATTATCATAGTTCCTTTTGTTCACACCTTCTTCAAATTCTTGTAGAGTGGGCTTGTGTCCCCTGTTAAGACACATCTTGACACCTTCACGGAATCCTGCACGCCATGCTTGTTTGGAACTACCATTAGGATATGTAGTGCTATAACAATTATGCATTGCTGTATACTTAGGATCAAAACAAAACTCAACGGCAGTTTCCTCATCCCCAAGACTTGCTTCGTGTGTTCGCATACGATTAACGAAATCCTTGGTCCAGCAGCTTACACCACCGTTACCATATCTTAAACCGTTTACAGCATTCCTGGCCTTCCACCTAAAAACGTGGTCATGATTTCTCTCGTCCAACGATAGTTGTAGATTAAAAAATTCTGGATCCGGAATATTGTCTCCGTCAATAACAACAAAACGGTCTGTGTCTGACGCGGCAGCGGCTGCTTTATGCGCTGCATCAGACCCTTTAACTCCATCAACTCTCTTTGCCCACGGTACCATGTTTTGAATCCTAATCCAAAATTCTTCTTTTTTAGGTTCGTCATAAGTTAAAAAGATACAATCTAAATCTGCAATATCAATTATTTTTTTGGTCATAATATTCTACTTCTGGATAGATTTCATCCTGTTCTAAAATCAAAGCGGCATGTCCTTTTACTACTCTAAATCCTTGATTGGATTTTTGTAATCGTGTTTTTGCAGGTGCTCGCGGATCTAATACAATTAATTTTTTATTTTGCACTCGTAGTAAAAGAGTATTTGCACTATAAAACATGCCCGGATCATCTAACACAATAAAATTGTCGCCGGTGGGATGATTGCTCTCCCAAAGTCCAATTACGGTTCCGTCATGATTGTAATACAGTCTATATTCTTTTGTAATCACTGGGCGAGCAGCATCATACTCGGCCACTAATCTAGCAACTTCGTCCCATAGATTTTCACTCATAAAAATTCTTTATCATAATAATGTATAGGATGATATTGATTGATATTGTTGATTCTAATCATATCTGTGTCCTGTTCAGTTACAAACACTTCACTGAATTTTAAATCTTCGTTGAATCCGTTAATAGCAGGCTTCATATGCACAAAATTTATAAAGTCTGCGCTTGGTAATGTGCAAAGTTCTCGTCCGACAATTTGTGCAGCCAAAGCAAAAACAACGTCTGTGCTGGGTACAGATTCTCTACAATTTTTTAACTCGTTAACAATTGTGTTCCAGTTACTATATATTTGTTTTGTTGTGTCAAAAAAATCTCGTGCTGTCTTGGTAAATCTAAAATACATCAACCCATTATATACATCAGGCAAATTGTTATCATCAAATGCTTTTCGATAATTTCTAACATTGGATATTTGTTGTTGATAATTTCTACTGCCAACACTTAGTACCATATCTCGTAATCTAAATGCATGTACCCAATGGTCTATACTTCTTGTAAATAACAAATCGCTTTCTAGTTTTATGGTTTCTTTAAATGGTGTCAATTCAAATGCAAATGCTTCTGTGCCAAAAGGTCCAAATGCATGGTCTGGTGCTTCAATCACGTAATCAAAAACTTTTTTGTGATCTTCACTAACTTTAGTTAGAGTAGCACTGTCGACTATCACAGCATATTGATTGTTCTTTTGTGTTTGTTTGACATTTACAGCCTGTAAATAAGCCAATCTAAGATAATCAACATGTTCGGTGTTGCAAGCAACAGTTAAGAATCCCAATTGTGCTTTATGACTCATCAAGCACCTGATTGATAAACTGTTGGCAGTCATCGCTTTGCAAATAAGTTTTGCTCATTATGTGTAAATTTGTACGTGGTAACACATAGGCTCTATTTTTATCTTTGACAATGACTTTTTTGTTTGACAAACAAATACTTTCAATTGGTTGATCCACTGCCAATATGCTGCCCGGAATAGATTTTTTATATAGAGCGTATCCATTTAAAATTATGTCTGCCATGGCAAATGCATAGTCATTTCTAAAATTTCGTTCTTGCACATTAAACAAAGCACAATAGTAGGCATAGTTTCTTTGAATTCTTCCCACAAGATCAAAAAACATCTGAGCTCGAGGTGTTTTCCGGAAAGCAAACACTGTGGCCCAAACATACGGTAAACTGGTTTCTCCCATTTGACTGGACCAAGTGGTTGTCAAGGCAGTGCTTGTTCTTGCTAGTAAATAATCCCAATTAACATCAAAAATTTTATTTAAATTGTTGTCCAATATCAAATAATCCACATCAATCACTAAAGTTTCGTCATATGGTGATAACTCGTATGCATGATGTCTTCCTACATTGCGCCACTTAATAAATTCGCCAGTGTCTACGTCACAACGCATTGTGTAATTTGTATTTTCAAATTCTTTATCTGTAATTAAAGTATACGGAATTCCAAGTAGTTGACTAGCCAACTCTAAAATATTTTTGGCAATTGACACATAATCAATTGTATCAACATTGTAAGCAAATGCCACGATGCCTCTAGATTTTTCTGATTTTTTTGAGTTCTTCATATTCTTGATGCCAAGTGTTCATTACTGTTTGATAGTGCTGTTGTGCAGTTACAAGAAATGTTTGACGATCAATTTGAACGGGATTTTGGTAAATGTCTTCAAGATAAAGTTCGTCTACAGGCCATGTTTTCACAAATGCCAAAAGTTCTGGTGTTATTTTGAACATGCCGCCGCGATGAGTCATATGTAGATCTGTTTGAATTTTTTCGCGTAGAATCTGCTTGTTGATTTGAAAATCTGTGGCCCTACGAACTTCGGTCACAATATCGTCGATAGTATTCATAATTTTGATGTAGAAACTGGTTAGTGATTATTATACACTAACCAGTTGCTGAATGTAAAGACTTTTACGAGCCTTGTCTTGTTACCGTTACTGCACCCCAGGTATTTGCAATGTTGGTAACTTCTGGATATGAAACATCTATGGTAACAGTTGGAGTTACATTGATAGCATCGTCGAAACTACCTCCGGAATTACCGCCAGATGTAGAAGTAATATTCACCCAAAACTGTAAAATGTCGCCGTTGTCATTGAACGAACCTTGTGTGCCATTGGTTCTGTAGGTAATAGTGGCTGTGTCTGTGGTATAATTGGTTGTGGTACTGGTAACCGAGACTAAGGTTATATTTGCTATTGTAGCTTGATAATAACCTTTTGCAGTGTCATTAGTACCAAGTGTGCCGCCTGTGCCAGTTCTACCACTGTTGGTATTAGCACCAAAAAGTGCAACTCCTCCTAGATTAGTGAACAAATCAACTACAGCAGCAGATCTTGACGCTGCACCTACATTATTGACCGCACTGACATTAAATTTCAATCTGCCGCCGGCATTGAAAAAAAACCTTGCTCGGTCTACACCGGTAGACCCTGCTGTGCCAAACTGTACATTAGCGCCAAAACTTCTACTTACCGTTGAGCTTGTAGTTGCAACAGACCAAGCCCCGTAGGCAGTTAGACTGTTATGATTGGCAATTACAGCAGAGTTGGTGGCAAATAATAATCTATCTTGATTTTGTAATGTAATTGTAGTTGGTAGACCACCAGAATGTCCAATGACTTGACCTGCAGTATTAGCTGTCAGACCTGAGCTAGTGTTTCTAATATGTAAATTAGCACTATTTATATTGTTAATAAGGGTAGCCCACTCAGTAGCGGTAACAGTGCTACTTACAGCAACATTACTTAAAGGTGTTTGACCATAACCTCTACTTCCATTACCCCACGCCCATACAGCATGAAATGTGCTGGTATTAGTGCTGGTATTAGTACCTAATATATCGTTGTAATCTGAAGCATCAATTAAACTACCTTGTGCGTATGTCATATCTTTTAAATCCTATCAACTGTTTAACTTCACAATGGCTTCAATTACACCTTCGCCATTGTCTAATTTATCTTGTAGACTTCTGCCAATCACATTAAATGGACTCAATTCATTTTTAGATCCAGCTCTAGCAATACCGTTTCCGGCACTTACCAATCTATCACCTTTACGTATTTTTCCTATCACACGAACTGGAACACGACCATTGACTGCTACTGGTGGATGTGTTGTGTCTGGGCCAGCAGCCCCATTCATCAAGTAGGCTGCTTGTGTACTTATGACGCCGAACACATCTTCACTCAATTCCTCAGCAGCAGCAGTAATTTCCTTTGCGCCGCCTAGAGCAACCACAGTGCCTGGATCATATGGTTGATCAGTTTCAAATCTTTCTGCCAAGTCAGCGTATTGTGCTTGTACAGACACACCATAGAAGGTGTTAAACCACATCCCTGTACTGCCTAGATCAACAGTGGTATTAGCAGTTGGTAATATGGTGCTAGAAACATATACTGTTGCAATGTTTGCATTGGCTGCATATACATTACCAACCAATGTGCTTTCTGCAAAAACATTGCTCCAGCGATTTGTGGTGTTACCTAAAGTATATGTTACATTGGCAAACGGAGTGATATTTGCTGCGAATGCGCTTGTTCCTGTACCACCGCCCAATTGACTGTCAACATAATTTTTTGTTGCCAAGGTCAGGGCTGGCGAACTTGCTGTTGGATTACTGTAAGCTTCTGCAAGACCAGTCTGATAATTTCCTTTTAAAAAAGGTGTTTGAACGCTGGCAGTTTTTAAACTTAAAACAAAGTCTTTGTTATTGGTTTGATTACGTAAAGTAACCGTTCCGCTACTAACAGATCCTACGAAATCGCCAGCAGCACCAAATGTCAACCCACTGTCGTTTGTGAGAGAAAGTGATCCATTGACGGTGCCCGATGTGTCATTTCTTAAAAAGCTAGAACCAGGAACTGCAACACCACTCACATACAAATTGTTAGCCACGTCTGCATTACCATAAAATGCTTGACTTAATGCTGTGCTGAGATTGAGACCTCTATTAACTGTGGCAAATCCACTTACCGCAGTGGTAAACGTCGCCTCTTTGCTCCAAATGCCTACCAAAATGCTATCAATGTAAAATTTTAATACTACATATGTGGCACTTGGTGATGTGGCTGCAATGGTATCTGGGATAGCACCTGAATTACCTGTAGCTGCTGCTGCTGCTGGGCCAATTGTTATCCATCCGGTTCCGGTCCAAACTTTGAGCTGTCCACCCACAGTATCGTACCATTGCTCTCCAGTAACTGGGTTACTAGGAGCACTAGACGAATATGTCATTGTAGTAATTGTTTTCCAAGCTGCACTGGCTGTACCTTTTGTGGTAGCTGTGTTTACTGTAAGATTTTTAGTTGTGCTGTTCCACCAAAGTTGCCCAGGGAGTGGTGCTGCAGGTGCAGAAGCATTACTAAAATTTTCTATCAAACGAACCATGTTTTGGTTCAAAAACAAGCCATAGCCCGGATAGTTTTTACCAACTAAGGTCAAGCTGCTGTTTGTTGTATCAATTGTACCATCCGGCAATCCGCCGCTGATCAACGCAGATCCGTTAGTTAAGGTAATATTATATGCCATTTTTTAAGTTTCTCCAACTTTGTTATTTATGCGTTTATAATCGCTTGCTAAAGCTTATGCGAAGCTTCTGATAGATGTTCCATAACTTTGCGAGTTTCCTGTGAATGTAACGTCACCTTGCCCGGCTCCATTAATTTCTCGCCATTCATTATCAATTTTTACGTACACGGTGTTGATATCTTGCCATGTTCCGCTTACTTTAACAAATGCTTGGTTTATCTGTTTCCACTCACCAGACACTTTGATTGACATGAGTGAAATTGGCTCAATGAACAAAAGAACTCGCCCGTCTTGGCCAGTGCCACCACCGCGATTGCCACCGCCTGCATATCCTGCTTTGTAATACGTGCTACCAGTTCCAGTAGTGGCTCCTTCATTATCAGGAAAATTGCCACCACACTGCCCTGCAAATCCACTGGCATCTCCGCCAAATACAGCACCACCTTGCCCTCCAGGATGTCCGCCTCCTCCTCCACCGGCACCTCCACCATCGCCACCCTTGGGTTGGCCCCTTTCTCCGCGAAAATCCAATATTGGTGATCCGTTGAATATTGAGGTAACTGCCCAAAGATCTTTGTTGGTGCTAATACCACCAGTAACTGTTTGTCTATAGCGTAAAAAGACGCCGCCTGCTACTTTGGCTCCGGCTGGTATCTGTGGCGATCTGACTAACCAAGTATCAGCGGTAACATTAACAGGTACTTTAGTAATATTTGTCCACGTTGATCCATTTTTACTATACTCTAAGTGTAAATCTTCTCCCGGTTCGGGAGGACCGACGGGAGGTTGCAATGATCCTCTTCGAGCAAAAAAAGTTAAAACTCCGCTAGTTGATAAATTTACCTTGTTGTTTGTTTGCACTGTTCTTGTAAATGAACCCGCAGCATTAAATCCATATCCAAATGCAAAAACTTTTGTTGACCCAGCAGCAGTTGGGGGTGCAGTCACACTTGGCAGCGTGTTATATTCTACTATTTGAGTTTGAGCACTTAAAGTTAATGAACCAGAATTGTCAACATCTAATGCCGGTGCGCCAATGGAGTAATCTCCAAATGCATTTTTTGTTATTGTTGCATCTCTTCTAGCATATTTTCCAGACCCGTTGCCATCGTTGCCGGCACCTCCACCACCACCTCCACCACCTGCTACCAACATCGGGACATTGTTTACTAATACACCAGACGCTCCGCCGCCACCACCTCCACCACCCGAAGTACCTCCGGGACCAGCTGCAGATCCTGCACCACCATTGAAAGATTTAGTTGCATCGCCGTTGATACTTGTTCTGCTTAGTCCAGCTGCACCGCCAGGGGCGCCTCCTGAGCTACTCGAACCCCCATTGCCACCTTTTCCTACAAAAACTTCAACTAAATCGCCTCTGTCAACTTCAAATGATGTGGTATTATACAGCCCCGGCGCTCCTATGCCTCCCAGAGTACCAGCATCCATGCCGCCTCCGCCGCCGCCTGCAGCCCACGCATGTGCTGTAATATTCGCCCGGAAAGGCAGTGTGACTTGATATCTACCAATGGTTAAAGTACCTGCACTTCTAGTACTCCATACTAAATTTCCTACATCGATCACAGTTCGAGTCCCCCCGATGGGATTAGGAATACCTGGAATACCTGGTTCATTTCTTACTAGTTCCTCTGATATTGTTACTGCCACCCCCCTAGGTCCGCCGGTGTTGGTGGCAGAAATAACAATACTCATTGCTCCGCCACCGTGATAAATTCTTGTATTATTACCAATTGCAGTCCTGGATATATTAGCATCAAAATTGTATAACGTAATGTTGTATTGGCCATTTATATTCACTGAGCCGTAGTTGTCAACTGCGCCAGTTACATAATAATAACCTGCTTGTAAATTTACAGATCTTCGTATGGTCGTTGAATCGCCGGCGCCCGACGGCCATACCGCATAGGTGTTCATAAAGCCAGACCAAGCGCCCAATGTAACAGCCGGCAAAGTATCAGCTCCAACCTGTACAACAAATTCTCTCTCAATTATTTTAGTAGTGGTCATGCGTCAAGGAACGTATTTAAACCAAATATCACCATTGTCACCATCGCTAACACTTGGATCATCGGTACTCACAAATTTTCTACTACCGCCCCAGAATTCTGATCTAGTCATAACGTATTGAGTTGAGGCAATTTGTAATGTGTTTGCACCAAATGCAGCGGTTGGTGCAGTGGGCGTTCCTGTTAGTGTAGGACTTAAAGTGTCTGCTTTGAGGGCTAGGTTTGTTGTGAGTGCAATATCAATTGCAGTGTTTACACTGTCTAATCTGTTGTTTAAATTTGTAATGTTAACATTGGCACCGTTAACTCTTGCGTTAGCAGCAGCAACATTGGCTGTCATTGCTGTTTCTACTGCAACAGTTTGATCAACTCTGGCAGCCAAATTAGCATAAATTGCATCAACATTGGCAGTGAGTGCAGTATTAATTGCAGTATTAATTGAATTCACTCTGGCGATTGTATCTCTCAATGCTATTTGAGCATTGGCCGCAGTTATATTTGCTCGCAGTTGATTTTCTTCACTGGTTCTTGTAGCCAGGTTTGAATTGATAATAGCAACATTGGCCACAAGATTGGTATTTGCTCTTGACTGCAATGCAGACATTTCACTATCCACGTATATTTTTGTTGGTACGCCAAAGTTTGCGGTAGCATTACCATACACATCCATTAGACCAGTTTGGCTGTTAATATGCAGCACTCTAGAACTTACACCGTTTACGTTGGTGTAAAAACTGACATTGCCTACATTAGCACTATTGGTTATCTGAACATTTCCATCAAGATCTTTGAAAGCAAAATTGTATGGCCCAAAATGCACATTGCCCGATACATCAAGATTGCCGCGAATGTCAGTACCAATTACTGACCATGTATTGGCAGTGGTGTATACTTTTAAATTATCAATGCTGGTGTCGTACCATAGCTGTCCATATATAGGATTGGCTGGGCTGTTGTTAAATGCAAAATTTTCAAGTAACCTAACAAAATTTTCATTTGTTTGATCACCGTAGTTTTGTACTAACCGGCCAAACAGTGTTAAACTGGTGCTGGTAGTATCTTTTGTACCATCTAGTACAACAATCACTGACCCATCGGTTTTGTTTACAAAATAACTCATTGTGTTATCCTATGCTGCTCAAATTGGTTAGAGTTTGAATTCTCACTGTGTAATCAATTTGAATTAATCTGTTTAGACTTTTTTGCACAGGATGAAAAATTACATGCGTAAGTAATTTGCCTGTTGTGGTAAGTCCAGAACTACCGTCTGTGCTTCTAGCTTTGAGACCCAATTCGTCAAATGTATAAGTATCTTCAAGATTTGTACTGTTGTCAAATGCTGCTTGGCCAGTTGGCTCACCGTAATCAAGCAAACAGCTGATAACAATGTCTGTATACACTCTACCAGGAACATGTCGTATTTCCATTTTGTTTCTTGTTGGATCAGCATTTAATGCACTGTTATTATCTACAATTTTAGCAAAGGTTGGATTGTACAAATTGCTGTTACTGGTATTAACATTTGGTGGCAAATAATTGATAATTCCTGTAGGATCAATACTGGTACCGCCGTTACCAAAATGCATTTCGTAAATGTAGTTTTGACCTTTGTTTGCCAATGTATACGCTATAGCCTCACTGATATTTTCGTAGTGAATTGCATTTCGCTTATCTACATAAACTTCGCCTGAAGTGGGATCAAAAATTTTGATATGCCCTTGCACATTTATGCCACCCGTTTCGTTTGGTTTATGTTCGTGGTCTGTGGGGTTACGTTCTAAATCTTCCATATTTTTATCCATATTACTATTTAGCTGGGTATGATTCATGGTATATAACTAGGCTCCGCTCTAATAAATTGTGCACCAATTGTGTTGCTATTTTGTAGGGTAGTTCCTAATTGTTCCCAAATATTGCTTTGTAATAAAGGAACACTGGACAACACAACATTACCATTTGCAAACACTGATCCTAAAGTGTTGATATTGAGCACGTTTGCACTGACACTAGAAACACCACCGGTAATACTAGCTATGTTTATTCTGGTTCCTATGTTAGATGCCGTTTGGAATGTGCCAGTGACAAAATCAACTGCTACAATATTGCCGTTTGTTACAGATTGTAAAACTCTTGCATTTCCTGTATTTGCAAATTGCGTGATGTAATCCCCAACATTGGCAGTAATATTCGAACTCATTATCAATTTAAAACTTACATTTGATGTAACTGTAATATTACCATTGACTGTTACAGCAGAATAAATCTGAGCGTCTGGAATTAATTGAGTAAGGCTGCTATCTGATATAGTATTCCCTGACAATATGACATTTGATACACCTGTACCATCAACTCCGCGTCTCAGTTGACGCAATGAATTTACTGTAATAAGCTGAATATTTGCCGAGTTTATGTATGTATTGGCATTTGCATAAACGTTGCCGGTAGTCAAATATACATTACTGTCTAATGCAATAAGTGTAGCAGCTGGAATCACAGTATTAGCGGTCCAAGGTGTTGCTGTGGCCAGTCTAGCAGCATCATAGCGTTGATAATAATGAATTTTTTCGCCATTAATAAACACAATACCAGGATTGCCCAAGCTTGGACTAGGGTCAGGTAATTTACTTGCATCGTTTACAACAATTTCATCATCTATTAGATTTAAATTGGCCGACAGAGTAGTAGTGGCGTTGGCATTGATTCTGGTATAAACTGCATTGGCACTCATTGGTTGGAATAACCTAAATCCATAGGTTTCTGTATTTCCTGTTGTATTACTGAAAACACGCATTTCCATTGCATCGTACATTCTTCCTGGTATCAATTCCTCGGGCGCATGACTTGCATAAGTGTCAACATATGCACCGCCTACGATATTAATATCTTGAGGCCTGGTTCCCAATGCTGTGTCAAGATATTTGCTGTATATATTAGAATCTAATACTTGTTGTAAATCTAGATACGATATTTTTACGTTGGCATTGCCGCCTGTACCTATTTCTGCAATATTTGATTGGATAGCTACACCATTGATGCTGATATTGTTTGATGATACAGTAAATTCAGGCACGGTGTATATTAAATCCACTGTGGACGAATTGGTAACTGACTGTAACACATAAGCATTAGCCAATGTGTTTGCCTGAGTTATATAATCTCCTAGATTGGCAGTAATTGGCGAATCTAATAAAATTTTGTAAGTTGTTTCGACTGGTTGTCCAGTCAATGTCATTGAATCTCTTGTAACATTGACTATGGTAAAATATCCGTTATTCTGAAATTCAAATGGCACCTGTGCTTCAATTCTGATACTTTGATCCACTTCAAAACCTAAAGTTTGGAAATTTACCGCATCAACATTGCCACTGTCTATGGTTAAACCAGTATAGTTAAATGAGATTACATTGCTTGTAATTTCAAATGCATTGGTTCTAAATTCGGTTCCTAAAACCTCTATTCCGGGATATTCTAGTCCGTTAATCAATTGAGTAAGAGTTCGACCAGTCATCCCAACTTCTGGTTGATAGTAGGCTATTATTCTGTCTGCAGCATTAAGCAATGTATTGCCACTGTCGATTACTGTAAATCTAGTGAAATCAAATGTGCTTTGAGTAGAAATATTTGCGTTAGTTGCCAAATAGGCCTGATTGTTATATACAACAATATTTCCGCTACTGATATAGATATTTCCTTGATCAGTAACTGTGTTACCTGATGTTACAACAGTATTAGCATAAGCTGTGTTTGGTTGCCATAATATCAAGTTACTAGAATATGCAAATCTATCAAATTTAATTTGAGTATCTATACTTCTAACTAGATTATAACTGAGATTTGTTTGGGAACTATAAAATTCATTTTTCAATAGCGGATACGCTGTGGCTCCTACACCATCGCCGTTTATAAACACATTTGGAGTTGACGTATATCCTGATCCTGCATTGGTGACTGTAATAGAAGCCACACGACCATTGGCATATAGTGTTGTTATAGCCGCAGCACCAATACCACCGCCGCCAGTAATTTCTACATTGGGAGGTAATACATAATTAAGCCCTATATTACCAATTATATAATCAGTTACTTTGAATTTGTAATTGTTTGCCCAATCGCTATAAATTTCATTTTCAAACAACGATGCATCTTGTGTAATCGCTATGTCAGGACTTCTAAATTTTCCATATCTAGCATCATACACACTTGGTAAATCAAAATCTGTCCAATCACCTGCAGCCGTATCTTGTTTTATATAACTAGGTACGTATTCTCTAATCTGTGTTCTATATGGTTTTACCTCTTGAATATAATCATTGTAAAAACTTTGATTGTCTCTTACAAAATTTGGGAACTGTTCCAAATTTCTAAGATTATGATAAACATCAATAAAGCTTGTTTTAAAAATCCAGTCTGGATTCTTTTGTTCTGCAAATATAAAGTTTACAATTGTAAGGAATAATCTGTTTAATTCGTTACTCAGATTGCCTGTTAGTATTTCTTGATACACACTGTTGTAAATATTTTTTAACTCTTGGACTGCTTGTGGATCAAATCCTACAGAATCGTAAACGGCGCTGTCATAACCGGCTCTCACTGTCACATCAAATACTTCTGTGCTTACTTGTAGTGTTCCATTTTCGGCCCCAATCAAACTTAAAGATCCGCCATCCTGAGCTTCGTACAGTAACCACTTGCCTTGACCATTATCTAGTACCTTTATGTAATCACCAGGTTCGGGACTCAGAGCTTGAATATCGCTGTAGATTGCCACAGTGTAGTTGATATCTTTGCCGTTTTGAAAAGTGGTGTCATACCATACAGTAGGGCTCCAAAACAATTCTGTTTTGAAACTTTGTAATCTAAATAATTCAAAAGTATCGTTGGTTGAATTAAAACTGTAAATGCTCCATTTACCTTGATAATTAGAGTCATTAGGTATTAAAATCTTATATCCATTGGTAAAGGCATCGGTGCTTAGATAAGTTAGATCTGTGACATTACTTGTCTGTGTATTAAAGCCAGTGGTAGGCAGTGGATCTTCTAAAAACAGTGTAGATGGTGTTTTTATTAGTAGTGTAGGGTAGCGCACTAAAATTGCATTAAGTGTTTCTACATAATTTTGTAAAGCACCTAATCTATTAGACATCAGAGTTTGTCTTGGCATATTTAAAATACCAAGGCGATCTTGCGCTTTCAACAATGGATCAGGAACAATCAAGCCTGTGTCATCAAATCCTACAATACTATCTCTTAATTTTGAAATAAATCTTACCGGAATAGATTCAGCGCCGGCATTTTGTTGTACCATTTGCCATTCACTGTGCATCAAGTTGCTGTTTCTAATTTGAGCCACATCCAAATGGATAGCCACGTCGTTTCCGATCAATTGATCAGTTACATTGTAGACTGCAACGCTGTTGGGTGCCAATAAAGCTAGATATGGTATACCTTGATCTTTAGGAGCTGTTATGTAAGATTCTAATGCCTTAGCACTCAAGGTTCTTCGAGCTTGATTTATATCCACACTAATTTTATTATGGACCCAATAGTAATACTTCTGTGTTATTATACCAGTTGCTGGATCTACCACTGTAACAGAACTGTAAGCTGTGTCATCCGGATATCTAGCTATTCCATCTCCTGCACTGGTGGCGTATTGGCTAGGTAAGAAATTGCTTTCTACCCATTCATATATTTTAACTTGGCTACCTGGGAACAGGCTACCCCAATTTTTGACTCTGTATTGTAAAATGCCTTGCTCGTAATCAATAAAACTCATTAATGACAAGTCTAACCATGTTTTACCAACCTGGCGATCAGACCAGTAAAAATTTGTGTTATTGATTGTGTTTGTTCTATTTGATCTGTTGTAGCTTGCAGGATCATAATCTTCTTTAAAATCAAGTTCTTGTTCTACTGCACCTAACAGTTTACCTTTTACTGGATCCAAATAATCAAAAAAGTCTAGTATGTTTTGAGACACAGTATTATAAAGAAATGCACTATTTACTGCCCCAATGTCTACTCTTGGTTCTTTGTATCTAGTCAATGTCCACCCAGACGTAGCGTCTTGATTGTAGTAGTAATATAAACTTCCGCCTTCGGTTACAATGTTGTAATCATTGGATACCCCGACAATTAAATAATCAGATCTCAAGTCAATTGCTGCACCAAAGTTAAACCCAGTGTCAAGATTTGGGCCAAGTAGCTTTTGTGTAAAAGCAAACAATGACGGATTATCTACATCCTCATACGGATTGTTCATTAGATTGTAGATGTAGACAGCACCGCTGTCACTGATTTGATCTACAAACTTGGTACCCCCACTATCAAACAAAGTAGGTATTGCAAGAGTCGAGTCGATGTCAATTGGAATAGATATATCTGCACCGTCACTTCCGATAGCCAATGTTCCGCTTGCTTGATCAACTTTTAATGTAGCTCCAAAAGTTTCGCCCAAGGTGTCAGGATGACGAATAATTTGTACAAATTTGTAGTCGTCAATTCCAAGATCTATCAATGGAGTACCTGTGTTTCCCGATACTATATTCAAACGATTGGCGGCTACCACTACGTCGCTGTCAATCTTGATTTTGTTATAACTTATGGATGCAGTCACTCCAGGAATGTTTGCTCCATTAATAGCAGAAACAACTGATGCTAGACTGGTTCCAGTAAAGGTCACCACACGATTGTTAATTACAATAGTTTCGCCTATTGTAACAGTGGGGCCGATTACTGTTCCTGTTACTGTACCGTAAACTCGTCCTGCATTGACGAATCGAGTAACCAATCCAAATCTATAATTTGGTTCTAAGTAAGCAGGACTAGAAACGTAGAGGTTGCAACCGCTGTTACACATAGACAACTGGGCTCCAAAAGACCCTCCTGCACTACCAACTGTTTGTGGATAAATGATTTGGTCTAATATAAATTGATTGCTCTCAACCACAAGTCTATTTCCAGCTGGCGGAATATTAAATCCAGCAAATTGCACTATGTTTGTTCCAATTAAATAGTAATCAGTTCCATTGGTTAATAGTACATCATTGTAATACACGTAAAATACATTGCCTAAATTATCTGGCAGTGTGAATGTATTTGTTAAACCATTGGTTACGAACTCAGTTGTGGTTCTATGATACAGATACACCGCTCCAGCTTCATTTAAACCATCGACAATAGTGGACTTGGCTCCTACTGCAATTGTAGATCCATCACTGTTACTAACTACGGCGGAACCAAATTGACTGCCTACTGCAGATTCTGAAGATACGGGAAGAGTATCTAACAGTGTGTAATGATAGGTTCTTTTCTGTACTGTTATTCTATCTCCATCGGAAGGAGCAACTGTAAAAATAATTCTATCTGGACCACTTGCTGTGGTATAATCTATTCCCGGGAAATATTCCGCTGCTCTCAGCGGAGCAGTAACAATAATGTCACTGGCATCTGCAGCAGCAAAACTTAAATTAAATGTAGCCACTCCTGTAGAACCAATTAAGTTTTGCGTGACCTCTTCTCTTGGGTAATTTAGTGCGTAACAGTACACCTTATTAGCACCTGGTGCTCCGATATAAAGATACTTGGCATCGTCGCCCATTGACAATGATGCCCCAAATTCATCGCCCGCTGTACCGCTGACATCGGCCAAAATTTGAACTAAAACTTGATTTTCAAATACATAAACAACGCCTTGTTTACTGCCAGAATCGCTGGCAGAAACAGCCAAGAAGTTACTGCTTCCAACAGTGGCAGTTGCTAGGACTTTACCAAAACTGTCTAATACTGGGTTGTTGCCCCATAAAAAACCATAGCTGTCCCACCCATTATTAGAATTTCGTGCATATATGCTGACACGACCATTTGAACTGTCCGGGGCTCCTCCAAATAGATACAGAGGTGAATTGTCCAATGCTATGCTACGACCAAAATGATCATTGCCGGCATATTGACTTTCGCCTAGTTGAATTCTGTTTTGATACTCCCACGGATCTGTTCTAGTATAGACACCCCAGTTACCTTCATTGTCTAAATTTTCAATCCAAACTTTGTCATTTACTGCCCATCCTGAGTTGGGGGTCGACTCGATGACAGCAGTTGGTGTTGCTAATTTACTACTTTGTAACTTATAAACAATACCGTTAGCAATAACTGCCTCGGCGTCAATTAAATCTTGTAAATTATTATAAATTGTAATTAAAAATCTAGTGGAATCAATAATTGCATTTACACGATAAATTCCGTTGTATCTGGGATCAAAGTTTTTTAATGCAATTAAGTCGTTTTCTTCTAAACCATGTTCGGCACTTATTACTAGTTCAGCTTGAGATTCGGTGTTGTATCTGAGTATAAACGCCAGTCCAGGTACATTACAGCATCTATACACATTCCATTGTTTATCAAAATCTCTGGCTGTCCATAATGTAAATCCAACCGACATATTATCAACTATGTCTGCATAACTGGCATAATCTTGAATATCAAAAATTGTTCCATCAACGTCATCTAAGTTCACAAAACCAGCAGTAGGCAAAGGTCTTAGTTCTTTTGATTGACTGTTATCCTCAACTCGTAAAAAATTGGGGTTAAATGCACCACTCAACTTATATGTACTAGTCTGATCAAAAACGGCAATATCAGTTTGTGTAGCAACGGTACCATCTGACAGTTGAAAAACAGCAGGGTTATTATCAAATACAGAATCAGATAATAAAAATTCGTAGTATTGATTTATATCTAATGAGCCATATTCGCCGACTCGCATCATCCAATTTTCATAAAAATTTAATTCTGTATTTAGATTATTAAACTGAGCTCCTCGTAATGCATTTATAGCGTTAGCCGTTCCTCCCTGTTTGATTAATCCTTGGTAGAATTTTGACTGTGTGACAATGTCGATACCAAGATTTGTAAAATATTGTCTGGGTCTGAAGCCTATCAATCCATTACTAAACAGCTGGACTTGTTCATCAATTGGTTGATCGTTTATGTCATAATACTGCAAAGATTGTTTGGCATTTGTTGCAAAATTGTTTATAACGCCAGATTGTAATTCATTCAATCCCAATTGCTTCCATGATGCAGTCTGAAATTGATCTGCTGCACTTATGTTTTCAATTGCAGTGTAAATTCTAGCTTTATGAGATACCAAAGACCCTTTGAGATAGTCTTGGCCCGGTTGCCATTCGTCTGTTTTGTCACTGCCGTAGATATAGCCAGGTAGTTCTAAACTTCCGTTCCAAAACTGTGTTTTAGCTCCAACTAACTTTAATCTATATTGTCTATTACCAGTTTCAGGAACATAAATGACATCTCTAAACACCGTGGTATTATCAAGTAGTAACAAGTGTTCATATTGCACTAGATTAAATTCGGCCAGCCCAATAGTTTGATTTAATAAAGAGTTAAACGTAAATAAATTACTGTCTCGTATAATTGTAAAATTGTTTTTCTTTATTGCTTGATAATTAATATCAAGCACTCGGCTACTGTTTGGTGTATTTTTTATTTCGTCAACAACTGCTGTTTCATTAAATACTTTAATCGAAGTAGACACAGGACTACAAACAAAAATGTTTCCTGTACGCCATCCTTGCTTAGACCAGTGTAAAAATTCTTTGGCACTTAGTACCCAATCTTTTTTCTCGTTGAGTAAATTATCTCTATCTTCAAACACAAAACCTTGTGCTATCAAAAATCTTTGATAACTGACTAAGAAATCAACAACTTGCTGTTTTGTATTAAATTCAAAACCGTAAGGAATAGTATATCGTTGTGTTTTAAAATCCCTAAAAATTGTGCCTCGTTGGCCATCCACTTCTATCACATAGGCGTTGTTGTTAGGTAAACTAGGAACAATATAAAAATAAGGATTAGTTGTATCGTATCCGCTTACAGTATATCCGTTTACTGATTTTTCTATAATAACAGCAGAGTACACAATTTTGTTAAGTGGCGCACCCTTGTATAATTCTATACTGTAGTTTTCTTCAGGAATAACTACACTGTCGTTTATACTGCTAGGACTAACTTGTTCCGCTAGCAATTCTAAAAATCTTTTGTCAGAATAACCGGCCATCTTGTATGATAATTGTACCGTCATTCTTTCTAAGTTATTTTTGATAATTGTTCCGGCATCATTTATGCCAATATTTTTAAGGTAATCTCTGATCCAGTTGATATATCCAGCACTACGCTCAACTGTGTCATCCATGTCAATATATCCATTGACTCTCAAAATGTTAGGTTGAATATGTTTGTTATCTACTGTGTCGACAAACTGACCTGTGGTGTTACTTCTAAAGTAGTGTCGAACATCTCCCAACAAAGCAAAATATCTAGCTGGTTTGCCAATTGCAAGTGCATATTGCATAGCAAATGGAAAGTCACTGCTACGACGCCACGCCAATTCAGTAGGACCAATGTCTCCTACTGCAAAACTGGTGTTAGCGGCTGCACTGTCAAAATCAGTGACTAAAAATTCGCTAGTTTTCCTTAGGTTGCCGCTGTCATCTACTGGAATTATTTGTGTCAGTCCTGGCCTACTGTATCTTAAATCTACGCCGGCACGAGTGCCTGCATGAATGTATCCTGATTCTAAATCACCCCATAAAACAAGATTACCCCCAGTATAAGGCGCTGGCCCGTACCGATCGTCCCAGTAACTGGGTTTTTCGCTAAATCCCAGCATTTCCCAAGGATGGGTATGTGGTCTGTCGGTGTCAAAAAAGTATCTAAATACACTGCGCCAAGTGCCAGTTAATGATTCGCCATTGACTACATCTCTAAATTTTCTGTAGTTCCATGTAAAAGGATCACTTGCTTTGAATGTGTTGTTGGTTGTAAAATCAACTCTGTTGGTTCCAACCCATTGTAAAAAATTTTGGCTCAACAGTTGATTGAATTCTTGTCTGCTGTAATCTAACAATCTAAATTTACCAGGAACGTAATCGTTTATGTTAAAATTTAAAATGTTGTATTCAACTTTGATATTGTTATAAATTCTTCGTTCTAATTCTAGTAATAAACTGTCTCTAAAGTCCCCAAATGCTGGTGTTAAGCTACCATCATGCCCTTGAATAACTTGAATAGGTGTACGATATGTATTGTCTGTAAAGATTTCAGGCACATATTTTGGATATAATCCTAGTTTGGTTGGAGTTTCGGGCACATAACTGCCGTCTGTGTTGTTAAATTCTACAATACTAATAATATCATTATATAATAAATTGAAAGAATCTTGGATTACAACAGCAGGTCGAGTTTGATCAAAATAATAATCTTGTCCTTTGACCAGTAATGTAGTGCTTACTGTGCCGTTTAGTTGCCTTGTTAAGTATATAAAAACTGCCTTATTACTAACTGCGGCATCATCAAATATTCTTGTGATTTCATATGCTCTTATATCTGTGTCAAAAACTGTGTAGCTAGGCAGTGCCACTCTTTCGTCCTCACCGTACGGTACCATATCACTGTAATGATAAGGGAAAGTGTCATTTTTAACACTATTGAGTGTTGACATGATAGTGTCAACACAGGCAGCAATATTTGTTCTATCTAATTCTAGATTTGCGGCGGCTTCTAAAAATTTTATTTTGAATTGCGAATATTCTTTTGATGCTAACCGTAGTGCGTCAACAAAATTCATCTCAGGGTGATTTAAAAATAACCCTGCGTAAATAATAGGAGCACTATGTTGTAAAATGCTGCCGCCTCGATTTGAAAAATCTATATCTCTCAAATTGCTGTATCCTGGCACCTCTCCTACAATATCTAAACTGTTATTTTTAAATTCTGTCAGATGATTTCTCATCTGTCCTAGTGTCAATGTTTCAAGATCGGTGTTAAGACTGTTAATATCAAAATTCAAAGGAACCTGATAAAAACCTTGCGTAGATGCAGTAGAACTGTTCCAGATACTTATAAACACCACATCATTTGTTGCCAATAATGAAGGATTGATCAATACTGCCAATTTGTCAACCACTTTTGTCAAAGCAAACTGTCCAGCTGGCACAGGCACGTTGTTAATAACAACCTTGATATTGGGTACTGATACGCTGATGTCAGGTAAAATATCAACTGGAAATAAATTTGTAGATCCGTCGTAAGTAAAATTAAAAATTTGATATTGTTTACTGAAATTTGAATTAATTACCCAGGTGTTTAATCTTGTGCTGGTGATTCTTGATAGGTTTTGTTGTATCAATCCGGCGTTCACTGATATTGTTCTTGTTACACCAGCATCTAAAATATAGGAAAATGTGTCGTAATCAAAATTATTTTCAAATTGTATGTCACCTTGTGTGACTAGATTTTTGTAACTTAACGGAAAACCCAACACACTATCATTACTACCAGTTCCAATTTTGTAAGAAAATATTTTACTTCCGGCGAATGTGCTACCAGGATATACTGAATTGGTACCAAAACTAATGCCTTCTAAGTTTATTAGATCAAATAATGGCGCTTGGTTAACTGCTGTTTTTTGCTGTGCTTCAATCCATATGGTGCCATTGAAATACCATTGTTTAGGTCCATTGGCACCGCTTTTAACTATAATCGTCTGGCTTTCTTCTACTGTAGCATCCGATGCTTCTTGTATAAAGGCTCTGTATTCCAGCGGGTCTGGTGCTTCTGTTGTAAGCTCAATAGAAAAATCATAAATTTTATTTCTAACATCCAGATTTTCATCTTGACTAAAAATAATTCTGTCGCCATCGTTGAATGTTACAGTTTCGCCATCCACGGTGATAGTAACTTGCGAAGTGGAAGCGCACAGTACACCTTGAACTTGTGTGTAAGCATTTGTAATAATATTATCAAGAACATCAACAGGATTTTTGGATTCTGTTCCAAAATTAAATAGCTGTAAATTGGGTTTAAATTCAATAATTGGTCGTTGTGCTCTATAGTTTTGATCAAGAAATAAATCAGTGCCATTATAATTAGCGGTGGCTGCTATCACTGCCACATGAAACCACCTGTTACTTCTTGCCCATCCGTTTAAATCAAGACTGCCTCGATTAATGGTAAGATAATCTGGCAAAGATAAATCATCATTTAGTTCAGGGCAAATAAGATTGCTAACCAACATCAATGTTATACTGGTGCCAACTCCTTCTACATAATATGTGTTGTTAGCATAAGGGGCAGAAACTGTTGAGTCAAATGTTACTTTTAATCCGTTGGTAAACACCACACCACCAGGACTGGTATATGTACGTTGTCCTATTATTTCTAAATCCGGATCAATGAGTGCAGCACTAGGGTCAATCAGCTGAATTGCACCTACTGCGCTGTCAGTTTGGTCGCTTTGATAAAATAATAAATTTATCGGAGCAGTGATCGCTGGTACCTGATTGTAAAGATCTAGTCTACTATAAAACTCTTTACCAGCATTTGTTATACCGGCTTTAATTCTCACTTTTTGTTCGTTACTAACACTCAATTTGTTTGTGAGATATATTCTCACATCGCCTTGATCATCTTCAAAAAGTCCAATTTGATATACATTATTTCTTTCCGATAATGGAATTAAAGAAGCCTGATCTAAACGAATTATGTTGTTTTGTATTCTTGCTGTGTTTACCCAGTATATGTCATCAATGAACTCATTGTTAACAAAAATAATTGTTGCGTCTTCTAGACTTGAAGTTGGTCCGTCAAGTCCTCCTAAAACGTTTTCAAGATCGCTTAACAAACAGCCTTGCAATGATTGATAACTCAGACTGGTTGCATAATTCACGTTGCCAATTACAGGCATGTTGGTCCACTGTAATTGTGCAGATGCAAGTGGTACTTGAAACACCGTGTCGCCAACATCTTGGCCGTTGTTTGTTACTCCTAAAACTGTACGAGTTGTTAAATTAGGTGCATTTGGATCTACACCTAATAGACCAGGACTGGTTTGTATATAAAATTTATTTCCCGGTTCGTTGTTGACAAAAGTGTATCGGCCACCGCGAGCTAGTGTAATAACTGGATTTGGAGCGTTATCAAATCCAGTAAATCTATAGGTTTGTGTTGTGCTGTCAAATGTTACTCCATAAGTTGCTTCAAGAGGCACAGCACTTGCACTGACAATAACGGCATCAGGGCCGTTAGCAAGCCAATAGTATTGTGCAAAATTAACAAACTTGTCAAGATCAATTTGTGGGTCGTAAGAATAATATTCATTATCGAACAATCTGTTTTGATTGTTGCCGAATCCTCCATAAAAATTAATCTTGTTTACAATGTCAGTATAAGTGGTAGCAAAAGTAAGCTCGCCCGAATTGGTATTTTTAATTATGATACTAGGTTCTAGCTGGTAATCTTGGCGGGCTTTGGTTGGCTCCGTGATATAACTATCAGACGCTTTATATGACGGGGCTAACTTTCTACCAATGTAACCATTGACCTTGATTAAATTTGGTTCGCTAACTAATTGATCTACAGTTGCATTTAGAAATTTTCTATTGGTATCGGTTCTAAAAATCTCTGGTAGAAACTGCAAAGTTTTAAAAGCTGCCATTACTAATCCTATAAAAAATTATTATAATACTTGTTTGTGTTTTTTGTGCCAATTGCATCAAGATTGATCTGTCCAAGATTGCTAGGTTCTTTTGCTCTTACTATATTTGCCATTAATAATATCCTCCACCACCGCCACCACCTGATCCACCACCAGACGATCCACCACCAGATGATCCACCGCCACCAGATGATCCACCACCACCTGATCCACCACCAGATGATCCACCGCCACCACCACCGCCACCACCTGATCCACCACCAGACGATCCACCACCAGATGATCCACCGCCACCAGATGATCCACCACCACCTGATCCACCACCAGATGATCCACCGCCACCACCACCGCCACCACCTGATGCCATATTAAGTTGTGCTGCTGTAATAGCAGAAATAATTTGTACGTTATCTACTGTTGCTGCGCTTACTAAAATTTCATCAGGTTTGGCATCAATTTGATACAAGGTACCAAATTGTGTGTCAATATTTGAAGGCACTATAACAATACTGCTTACATTTGGTACCAACGAAGTGTGTAGATATGCACTAAGTTCACTAAAATAAAAAGTTTCCCCAAAGTCCCAATTATTGATGTCAAAATAAGTGTTGATAGCTGCTACAACCTGACTTTTAATTTCGTTATCACTTATTGTAACATTTGGGTTTTTAATAACTTTAAATGTTGCTCTCAGTGCTGCATCAGCCTTGTTACCAAACAACGGTTTAAACACTGCCGGATTGTAAATTATACTGTCACTGATAGTCTTGTATTGTTCAATTGAACCAAATTCTGTTTTGAGTTCGTCAATCGAAGGAGTAACTGGTTGTGTGACCTTGCCACTGGTGTCTGTGATGTATGCAAAATAATCATTGCTGTAAGTCTTGGTCAAGATGTAAAAATCAATAATATTGTTAGGACTAGGGTCAATGCGTCTGTTATTAGGAGCATTATGCTTATATTGGAATTGCAAATCTTGTCGACCAATTCGAGCAACATAATTGTTTACTTCATTAAGCAAAATTCCTTGTGATTCGTAAAATATATCCTCGTCGGTGGCATAAAATATGGTGCCAGTGGCATATAAAGAAATATTTGTTAATATTTCATCTTCATCTGCATAAGCTGTTACAATAACTGCTTGATCAACCGGATTGTACAGCAAAAAATTATATTGATCGGTTGCTTCTAAAAAAAATACGTACTTGTTTTCACTGTTTATAGTGGGTGCTACTAATTCAACAAACAAATCTGGATCATCTGGCACTTCGTCAAGATTATCATCAGGAAAAGTTATTTTGATTTTACGATTATCATCTATACCGTCAGGGCCAATGGCTCTCTGCCAAATTCTGTAAGTTTGACTGTAAAATAGACTTTCGCTGCTGTCAGGTTCTGTATTGGTACGCAACACTTTGATACTGTCAATCAGGGTAGTTGCAGTTCTACTATCGTACACTCTAATATCTGGATCAAAATAAAATCTTGTTTCGCGTTCGCTTTGGAAAAAATAATTCAGGCCTCGACTGATTGTAGTATATTCATTATTAGCAAAACTTAATTTTATAAACCAACTGTTATCTAATCCTGTACCAGCGGTACTACCTGCATTGGCAAGGCTAAACGAACCTGATCCTAAATTTTGGCTTTCAATCAGTTGCCATGTTTTGCTTGGTATATCGTATCTCAAACCAAAAGTTTTATAACTGAGTACTTGAAGTATGATGTTGTTTATTAGCGTTTCTGACCAATCATTGGCGAATACAGGGATTATTTCGCTCACAATAGAACCAGTAGGTACGACCACACTCAAGGTAGCAACTGCGGTTAATCCAGGATTATCATAGTCGATTATACTAGCCCATAATATAGTTTTTTGAAATTCTGTACTAGGAGTACCTGTTTGAAGTTGATTTTGTGCGTCAAAATATTTGCCAGCTGGTGCAACAAATTTTACAAGACTTCCTTGTACTAAAAATGTGTAATTTGGGCTATTAAATGTACCTGTGCTTCTGCTGCCTGAACTAGTAGTCTGAGTCCACACCGCTACTGTTGCTACTGTGCCGTTGCCAGTTCCAGCAGCAGTTGCAGTAAATATTGTGCCTACTGTGTTTGCACTAGCACCAAAGTTTGTAAATGTAGTAGAGCCTACTGATATAATTTTATAAACTGTTCCTACTACCATGCTGGTCGCCACAATTGTTGTGCCTTGTGGACTGTTTCTGGTAGCTGTGTCGTAATACAAATGCCTGGTTGTAATACTCGATATCAGAGGCTTTATGGTATTTCTGACTATAGCATTTACTTCAGTGCTGCTTGTGAATTGAAAATTTTCAGTCTCTTGATAATCTTCTTTGTAAATTATTCCATCTTCGGCGAATATATTGGTACTTGAATATTTGCCAGTAGTATCAATTACATCAAGATATCTACTGATGCCCGAACTAGTACGATTGACAGCCTTGAGTTTTAACATGTTGTTGAAACTGGTGTAGGGCAACACATTGTAATCCTCACCTGTTACCATACGATTCTGAGTATAATACTGTTGCGGAGCTTTGGTCCGTATGTCCTCAAGACTTTCTCTAGAAATAGCATTAGTCACTGTATATTGAAGACTTGCTCTTACTGTTAGTGTTTCAGCTCTGCCGGTTCTGCCCACATAAGGAACGTTAATTGCAATGCTGGACATTTCGTCTGGAGTTATTTTGTAAGTGATGTTATTACTAACTCTGTAAAATATTCTAAAATTACCTATAGGAATATTAGTAAACGACCCATCGCCAAACACTAAATCAATTTGATCATTTGCACGTGATGCAACGCTGTATAAGTTTCTTTCCTCAAAATTGTTGTAAATTACATTTATACCATTGACTGCAGGTACTTGCGTCCAGAGTTCGCTTACATTACCGCTTGAGGAAACTGAATACAGCCAAACGTCTGAATTGTTGATATTGTCAAAGTTGATATTGACAATTCTATTAGGCAAACTTTCTGTAATTGAAAAATCAAGACTGTTTAGTTCGCCTTGTTTAAAATAAAAAAAGTATCCGGTGTTGTTGCTTGCGTTGCCTTGATTGTCGTTTCTATATAAAAAGTTAAAAGCGCCACCAGGGCTTGGAGTGGATTCATATATGTAGTTTTGTTCGTTGCTGGTAGCACTTACAATTTCAAATGGATAAGTAACACCTGCAATAGCAGCAGAATACGGATATGTTGGTGTTATTCCACTGATTACATCAATGGTGTACTCGTCGGTTTTAACTCCGCTTAAACTTTTTGTTGCTCCCGGCTTGCCAATTGCTTGTGTTGCTACCAATGACGCATTAAGTACAGCAGTAAATTGCTCTAGCCAGTTTTCGTTGGTACTGTCGTTCCAGTTTATAACAATGTTGCTTAAATTGATGCCTGTGCTGTCAAACACCGCTTCTGTAGTACTTACACTGTCAAACTTTAAAAAGCCCGACGCAGGCACACTGCGCTTGGGATTATAACTTACTAATCTAGCCAACTTTAGAATACTGTCTCTACGTTCGGCCGTATCTATAAAATTTTCTCTAGCGTTAAGGTCGGCTCTAAAAGCTAAACTTTGTCCTAAAAAAGCTATTAGATCTATTAGGGCAATATATTCAGAACTTTCTGTGTAATCATTGAAATCTTCGGGGTAGTAAGTACGTAGATATTCAATCATTGATTTTCGTAAAGTTTCGTAATCAAAACTCTGAAAATCAGCTTCCCTAAAAGTTTGATAGATTTTAGTCCAATCTTGTTGAACTAGTAAACTGGTTTGTCTTGTAGTAATAGCCATGTCAAAAATACCTTGTTCTAGTATTTATAGAAATTATAAAGTGGTATTTTTATGCAGCTACTACAGTGTTAAGTTCGCGATTGAACTGTAAATTGATACTATCGCTATAATTATCAGGCAGAATAGTGATGTCAACCTGAATTTGTAGACCTATGTCTAGCTGATCAACCAGCACATTATCTACTCGGATTCTAGGATCCGAATTTACAATTCCATTGATATCATTTACAATTAAAGCTTTAACGTCCGCGGTCAAAGGTTCAAACAACAGACTCCAAATAATGCTACCAAAATTGGCGTTCATTAATTTTTCGCCTTTTCTGATAGCAAAATGATTTAGTAAATCACGCTTGATTAATTCAGCATCAGTTAATCGAAACTTTTTGTTCTGATCAATCGTGCTAAAACCTTTGTATCTTATTAGAGCCATATGTATATTTATTCTGGCACGTCTGCGCCCAAAGTACCAATTGCATATTTGCCGGCATTGAAATATATGTGGCCCGGGCGTCCTTGACTGTCTACAGTTTGCCCGGTTTCTCGCCAAACATTTGCTCTAGCAGCTATTGAATAATTTTCAATGTTGATAGTACCGTCACTATTGTAAATATTTTGCCTCAGCTGGGGATTGCCAAGATCCTGGTATTGATAGGCCAAGGCCAGCATGCCGGCAACAGTTTCTTTACTATCACTGTCTCTTATAGCTCCTTGTCTTATCAGTTCTGGATATTGTTCTTGGATAAAATTGTACAATATGTTATCCTGCACTTCGGTAGCTTGTAAAAAAATATCGTTCGAATCTACTCCGTCCTTTGTTGCCCAGGTTCCGTCGCTGTTTTTATATCCGTAACGAGTAAGAAGATAGTCACTATTTTGATATTTGCCCAGTTTTAAAGTAACCAAGTTGAACTGAATGTCGCCGCTTACAGTGTGATCGCTGCCTAATAGTATTTGATTGTTGGTCAAAAACGCAGTGCCTGTGCCTGTGCCCAACGAATTGGCAACAAACACATTTCCTATTACCACGTTCGCCACATTTCCTTCTAATCCGCATAAAGTAAAGTTTGTGGTTCCAATACTTGTGACTGTGTATGTAAATCCTGGGACAAAATTACCCGCAGTTATATTTCCGCCAACAGATTTTTTTATAACCATGGTATTACTTCCAAATCTGCCAACACTTGGTAATTGTATATTTCCCAGCATACCCAACTGTATATCAGTATGATCACTGTTGGTAATAGTTATTGCTGCAACATTAGAAAAATACGTGTTAGCGTGCGAAACCACAGTATTGGCATTGATATTAGCGCGGAAAGTTCCTATTGTTGGGACACCAATATTCACTGTATTTGCATTAATATTGCTTTCTAAACTGCTAAGTTGTATTAACAAACATTTTGTCTCAAATTTTGAGAGAGTTGCTATATTGTCTTTTACTTTGTTTAAGGTAGCACCTTTTGGAGCGTCTACTCTGGTCAATGACTGCCGCCCGGCAGGACTGATTACTATATTATTCGCTGCGTTGTTAATTCCTCGATTGGCCATTATATTTTTCCTGGCGTTTGTGGCACGGATGGAACAATTTTTCCGTCGTTCTTTTTATATTGCCCGGTTGCCCTTGTCCATGGTTCGTGTGTGGGAGCAAACGGAGATAAGCTTTCAAATGTGGTATCAGATCTTATCCACAATTTTGTGTCGTTGTCATACAATACGTTGCCCTGTTTGTAAAACTCCAACGGTTGGTTAGATAATGGTTCAGCAGGTGTTCCAGTATTGAGAAAAATTTTTCTTCCTTTCAGTACAAGGTCTGCCGCAGTCTGCCAACCGCCGGTGACTGATTGCATCAAAAGGCTCGTACCGCTTTTAATACCAACATTACCAGCATTTAAAGAGATATTTTTTGCGGCTGTAAGTTGATAACTTTGTGTTTGATTTAAAAAATATTTTTCAGCGAACATTTTTATTGTGTTTCCGCTGTGTAAGTTGATGTTGTTGTCGGCATGAAAATTTATGTCCTGTTGAGATCTGATACTAACATTGCTAGCACTAAACACATTCACACTGCCATCTGGCGTTAATTCTATCCAGGCAGTGCCTTTACTGTTACTAATGTACATCAGATCTTCGGTATCGTGCATTAGAATCTGATGGCCAGCACTGCTACGCAATCGCAACAGTCTACTTTGTCCGTAAAGATCCCCGTCGTCCATGACCAAGGAATGCCCACCTTTTCTGTTAGGAAACTGCTGAGCTAAAGAAACAGGGAACAACTGATTGTCCAGTAGGTCTTGTAGGTTAGGAAAATCCACAGTATCAGGAGAACTTCGCCCAGGGCTGCTTAATCCTACCACTTGACTGGGTGTCTCTCTTAGGCTGCTGCTGGTTATTGTGCCTCTTACTGGATCTTTATCCAGTCCTTGTTCTATTACAATGTTGGCCTGCCAAGTATGTACCACAGTTGGCAAATCAAAAAATCTTGGTACTTTGTCAAAAACTTTACGTTCATAGACCAATTCTGACACAGGCAAATAGCTGTCACTAGAAATTCTGCCTGCACCAAATATGGCATCAGGGCGTATTTTGGTATTGCCTACGTAAGCATTTCCGTTGGGTCTAGCCAGGCCAGGCAACATGTGTGTGGACTGTGTATTAGGTATGCATCCGAACCAAAAGCCTCTAGATGCGTCGCCCATAACAAATGTTACCAGCACCTGATTGTTTAGGTCAGGGGGTACCGCCCAGAATCCATAAGTTTGTTGTGATACCGCGAAGGTGTCATTATCTGGTGATCCAGGCAATCCCAAAGTACTGCCGAAGAAAGGGCTAGCATATCTAACCACAAACCAACCACTTGGATCATCTTCTTTACCGCCTATGTCTGGGATAAACACAGCCAAACGTCCTTGTCTAGCTGGATCGGCATTGTTTTTTATGATACCAATGTAAGGTCCAGAATTGAGATTGACGCCAGTTTTGTAAGTGTATCCGGCCCAGTCTGGAACTCGATTTAATTTTTGTACATTGTTTGCCATTATTCGTTTGCTCCTGGGTAGACTGGTTTTGGGTTGGCCACAAACGGTTCGTTTTGATAATTGGTTTGATACAATTTCCCTCGCCATTCAAAATAGCCGCCGGGCTTGTTACCAAAGTCTTTTCTGGCCTGTCTAAAAGCATCACTGAATGTCCGCGCTGCTGAGTTTTGAGGCGCTATGTTTTGAGCATTATTGGCGTTTTGTGGAGCAGATTGATAGGTATTGGAATTTTGTTGCGTATTACCATTGCCGTTGTTTATAGCAGGATCACTTACAGCTGGTTGTCTGGCAGCCTCTACAAGGCGAGGTTGCGGTTTTGGTGCTACACCTGTTGGATTACTAGATATAACTGATCGTTTGCTATTATCAGCCTCTTCACTTGCCTTTGCACTTGCTGTAGTTTCTGTTGTTCCTGTTTGTGTTGTTTGCCCGGCCGGAACTGGTGTTTCGGGCAATATGTCGGGCATCCTGATTAAGTCCAATGTTTGAGTAAATTGACCGCGACTGAATTCGCTAGTAACTTTTTGTACTTTATACACCCCAGTAAACGTTCCATCTGTTCTACGGCCATTTTGAAGCACCTCTTGTTTGTTAACAATGCCTATATCATCGTTGATGTCAACAGCATTTTGAAAATACACTTTTACAAATATCTGTTCGTTATCAAACAATATTTGTCCAGAAGAATTTATTGGGACTTCGGCACGATCTGTGCGACTGCGAGAAAATTCCAAATACTCAGCCGGAGTACCAGGATTGTAATAGATATCGTCTTGTTTTATAAAAGCAGGGTCGCCAGTAATTTGCATTTTTATGTTCAGCAGATCGCCGCGTTGACTTGTGTATATGCTTTTTCTCAAGTCGGCTACTATTCTTTCTTCTGGGTTTGTGGCAGTGTTCATGCCGTTACTGTCTTTATTCGAACCAACAAAATGTATAGTACCTGGTAAAATAGTCTGTTGCGAATTGGCTCGAAAACCAAATTGAGTGTCAGGATAGTCTTTTGGGTCGCTTAGTGCGTTGGTTCCTAATCTAGCCACTTGATTTCTATATGTGGTTAGTTGAGTGAAGTAAGTACTATCAAAATCTATATCTAGCCGGATTATGTCCTGATTAAGTCCAGTGTACACATAAAAATATTCCCTAACCACTTTTGCAGCCACACTTTCTGCTGTTGTTTTTGGAAAATTGGGATGATAGGAATTTACGGCCTTGTATGGCAAAACGTTGTAGAGAATAGTCTTGCTGTAATCATTTCTTGCAGCATCAAAATCATTCAAGGCAATAGTGGGTACCACTCTGTACCAATTTATTTTTTGTGGCACTGAAGTATCTTTGGTACGGGCATTGCCTTTGTTATAATCTTCCTTGGCCTGTTGATCGGCCTGTTCTTTGAGCAATGTTTTAATTTGACTCTTGATATATTGACTTTTAGCCATCACCTGATCAATTACCTCAATAACATTTGTGCCTTCGCGGATATTAAAACTTTCTACAGTTTTATAACCCGGGTCAGTCTGTCCTACAGTAGTTCGAGGATCAATCATACGACCATCAGTGTTTTGTGAAGTACTATCAGAAACTATTAGAGAATTTACAAACTCACTATCAATAGCAAATGCAATTTTAGTTGGAGGTAATTTGGTCAATTGCTGATCTTTAGCAATGGTGGTCATGTACTCGTTGTACCCAGCAGTATAACTTTTTGAATTGTAACTGTCTGCATTTTTTAATGCGGCACGTTTGGCTTCTAATTGCTCAGGTCGCGGTGGTTGTCCGCCTACGCTAATAAATTCTATATCTATCCATGCTTTTAATTCGCTTTCTAGTCTTTCTTCCTGTACCTTGAATTCTTTTGCGAATATTTTTTGAAAATCCTCGCTGTTACTGAAGAATTCACCCACTGTGCCTGCCTCTACTTTGATTGGTACAGGTAGTGCTGCAGCGGTAACACTGAATGCTGTGTGATTAAAAGGAATGGCCTTCACAGCATATGTAGTGCCACTGCCTGAAGGTTTAATTTTCATTTCTTGTATTTTTATTGCGATTCTCTTGGTGTCAATCACGTTGTTGATTTTGTTCTCAGAAAACAACATCTCATCTGTGGGGCTGGCTAAAAAGTCAATTTGTAATAGATAAGGTTGAGCTATGTAGTTTGCGTTTCTATCTCCGCTAGTTTCGCAGGCACTGAGCAATCTATCTAGCAAGCTCAGTCCATAAGGTTCAACGATATTGAAAGATATTTCAATTGCGTTTGATGATTTAGTCTGTGCATTTAGACCTACAACTGTTAAAAGCTGTAGATTGTCAATAAAAAAGTCAGTTTGAAAATCGGGGTGTCTGCCAGCTTTGGTTTGTGTAGTGGGCACATCTTCATACCCGCCCCATGGACTGGATTTGCGTTCGTAGGTGGTAGTAATGACTCCAGGAGCTCCGAATCCGGCGCCGCTGCTGATTAAACTAAAAGTAGGCGTAAAATTTTTTGGGTTAGTAGATAATACATTGTAATCCTGCCTAGTTAACAAAAATAAAGAGATTCTATACGTATAGCTTTCGTAAGCGTGTAATCTATTTGTAAAAACACGAGCACCTCTCGTATTTAGACTAAAATTATTTTCATAATCACTTTTTTTACCTGTAACATCATTGCCAACAACCGAATTGTCTGAATTTGTTGAACCGGCTTCGGTAAAATTTGATTCTGATTTGACGGCAGATCCTTGCGTCTTACTGAGATTTTGTTTGTTGGCCGCGGTTGGATCTTGTGCTTGATCCAAAGCACGTTGAGCTGCTGCTCCTTTTAAAAGATTGTTTTTTTCATCGGCATTAAGTTCTTGATTGACATTTTGTGTAGTATCAGCTTTACCGGTGCCAGGATTGTCAGGAGCAAAATTAGCATTGAACGGTGCCTGTGCAGTTTGTCCTTTTGCTGCATTTTCTCCTGACTCAGCCTGTATATCTTTGAAATTTTGGCTTAGATCTTTGTTGTTCTGTCTAACTCGGGCTTCCCAGGCTTCCAACTTGGCGCCGGTTAAAAACGTGTTGTTGGGTCCAAGGCTGTATTCTTTTGTTAATGCTTCCTCTTCGGCTAACAATCTTTCTCGTTCGGCCTTTAAAAAGGTCAAACGATTGTCTTTATTCGCAGCCGCATATTCTTTAAATTTTTCTGTGGCTAGAGCACGTAACCGATTGGCTTCCGCCTGGGCTGCTTCTAGTCGTTTGGTAGCTGCACTACCAAACTGTCTTGCTGCTTTAAGTGCGATTGACTCTTGTTCGCGTACTTTTTTATCAAGAGCATCTAGTTCGGCTCTTAATTCTTGAGGAGTTTTTTTTGCCACTGATTACACTCCAAGATCTTGTTTGAGAGTTTGTATTTTGGGAATATAAATTCTAGCGCCGGCCACAAAGTCCATGAGTGGATCTATTAGAACATTGGGATTACGTTGTGCAAATACCCACCATAAACCACAATCACCGTAAAGGTCTGATGCTAACAAGTCGGGTCTATATTCGTATACACTGTCTATTTCGTATAATACATCATCTGTCAATTTGCTGACTGGCCTGTTGGTCATTACGTCTAAAAAAATTCCAAAAGAACCAGTTCTAAAATACGGGCTAGATGCCGAGTAGGCTACTTTGGACATTATAGATATCCTCCATTACCTTTAGTACCAATCATGACACCACGTGCAAACTCAGAATAATCAAAATTCATTGCTTTGGTTCTACTGATAATAGGTTGCAATGTAAGACTAAAAGTGCTGGCTGTTGGCACACGATTGAATGCTGATAATATCTCTTGTGTTTGGATTTCGCTGCCTGCATTGGTGCGTGCCACTTGAGGTAATATAATGGATCCCATAGGACCGCCGGGCGTTCTTCTTGAATCTGTTTTAGAATTTACTGATTGCGGAGTAGTGACTTCTATATAATCCACGTCTGATGGCATAGTATGACTAAAACTGGTTACTACACATGGCACATGCGGTAAATAATGCTGTCCGTATCCGTCAAGATACACTATTGGGGGTGGACTCCCTTGATAATTTCCACTGGAGCCGTAGAACATTTTGGTCAATGCTCGGAAGAAGTATAAACCAGCTAAAAAATATTTGGCCTCTTCTATGTTTTGAACTGTAAAATCAGCATTGATGCTAATAGCAGTAACAGCACTTGATTCGTAAAAGTATTGAGTATAATTAGAATGAGTCAGCGGCACTTGAGAATAATTTGCAGTATGGGACACTGTTACTGTTGGCACATACGGAAAGATGAAACCATCAGTAAATTTTAATGGAGCCACTAGCCCGGCCACAGGAGGTAAAGCAGCTGGATCATAATATAAAATTTTACTGTTGGGATGGATGCTGATTCGCACACGCCAATCATTACCGGCTTCGTCACTATTTCCAAATTTGGTGCTGGCTGGTTCGGATTCACCCCATTTGACAAATCCAGCCGTGGTCATTCTGGCATCTTTGGGATCGGCACTGGTAGTAATTTGGCCTTTTTCAGGAACAGGAAAACTTTTGAAAATACCGCCATTTATTTGTTTTCGAGTTTCTACGGTCATGTTTTGTTCTTTAGCACCTTGGTTATATGCCACATTCTTTTTATACTGTATTTGGTTTACCACTGCCATATAAATTCCTCTTGCTTTTTTATTATTTATTTGCTAAATTAACTGCGTATTTTAAGGAATCCAATGAAACACAACTATCTGAATAATAGAGATATTCTCAAAGAAATTCACAAAAGCAAAATGACTTATTGTAGCTTTTTAACACCAGAAGATGGGCATTACGACATAATTTTGCCTAGTGTTGACAAAATAAACAAAAAAAACATCGCAGAAGGTCGAAAACTAAGGGCTGAGCGACTAGGACGAGCTGCTTACGATGCTGCTCAAGCCGCAAGTGCTACTAAATTAAAACTAGACGACTTTGCCGTAAAACCCAACAAAGTTGTTACTACTGACATAGTGTTCCGTGTTATGACTTGGGAACATGTGCCCATTGACACCACTAAATCCAAAAAATCAAAAATTGCAATTGTAGTAGATGACGAAGATCCTGTAACCGAATATGATGACAGTTTGGACGTACCCAGTGCAACCAAATATACCAAAGTAAATTTTCCACCGTTTCAACACTACAAAATTGATGAATCGGGTGTACCTTATTGCGTAGGCAAAAGCCATTGGAAGGGCAATCTAGAGCGAGGACATTTTTCTAAAGATCACGGAACAATGACTCCAAAGTTAGCACACATGTTTATGAAATTATGCGAGCGTTACGCTACCCGTTCAAACTGGCGCGGTTATACATACAATGATGAAATGCGTTCGCAAGCACTACTACAATTATCACAGATAGGACTACAATTTGATGAGAGCAAGTCACAAAATCCTTTTGCCTATTATACTGCCGCTATCACTAATAGTTTTACTAGAGTCCTCAACATTGAAAAACGCAATCAAAATTTACGAGATGATATTCTTGAAATGAATGGACTTACTCCAAGTTATACCAGACAGGGTATGGGATCATGGGGTGGCGGGCAAACATCTGGCGATTACAATGATGACTAAACTTTACATCACTCACCCAACTTTTAATTTTAATTCAGTCAACAAAAACTCTATATTGCTTGATAATATTAATACTAAACTAACCTCAACAGAATATCATACGACGCTGGCGGATCTAACAATCCATGAATTGTTATCTATAGTTCATTATTTTGATAGTATAGAATACATAGACAATAATTTTATCAAAGACGAAGAAATAACTATAGACACTTTAAATTTTTTGTCTTATGTAAACACTATGCACGTTAACAATTTTCTTGGAGACGAGGTGTTGTCCTTTGCTGAACATTCTGATATCAATTCAAGTTATAGCAAAAGTACCCTGTGGGTGTATGGCTGTAGTCACAGCCACGGTACCGGGTTAAACCATAATTCCAAACCTTATGGAAACCATTTAGCTGAAGGTTTAAATCTTCCGTTAAAATTAATTACAAAACCAGGTAGTTCTACTCACTGGAGTTTACGTCAATTAATTAATTCTAATTTAAAAAAAGATGATATTGTTGTATGGCAAATTACTTCTCCGTATAGGTTAAGTTTTTTTAACGGCAAGCATGTTCAAGAAATTGTTCTCGCTAATTGTAACAATCGAACATTAATTGAAACATATACAAATGAGCAATGTTTCTTTTTACAACTAAGCTATGTTAATATTGGTGTTCAATATCTAAGAAGCATTGGAGTTAAATTTATAGTTCTTTGTGTTGATAGTAGGGATATGGAATTTAATTACAGGTATTCAAAATATCCGGAGTTTTATTGTGCGACTAACTTTGCTGTTGATCGGGGATCCGACAATCTTCATTTTGGTCCTTTGAGTCATAAAAATCTTGCAAACACTTTGTTAAATCGTGTACAATTACTAGATGTCTAACTTATTTAAACGAGCAGCAGTCTGTACAGATATACATTTTGGTTTAAAGAGCAACAGTCAAACTCACAACGACGATTGCTTGAATTTTATCAAATGGTTTACAGCTAAAGCACGGGAGGAAGGATGTGAAACAGCGTTTTTTCTTGGAGATTGGCATAACAATCGTGCTAGTATCAATATTGTCACTCTTAACTATAGTCTCCGTGCTCTGGAACATCTCAACGATAACTTCGATCGTGTGTACTTCATTCCTGGCAATCATGACTTATATTATAGGGACAAGAGGGATGTCCAAAGTGTTGAGTGGGCTCGACATCTACCGAATGTTGTCATTTGTAATGATTGGCTACACGACGGTGATGTTATTGTGGCCCCTTGGCTAGTTGGGGATGATTACAAACGTATACCTAAGCTAAGTGCAAAATACATGTTTGGGCATTTTGAACTGCCTACATTCTACATGAACGCAATGGTGCAGATGCCGGACCATGGAGATGTCCGACGAGAAGACTTTACTGGTATTGAACGAGTATTTACTGGACATTTTCATAAACGACAGACGCAACGAAACATCACCTACATTGGCAACTGCTTTCCGCACAATTACGCAGACAATCACGACGACGAACGCGGTATGATGATCTTAGAGTGGGGTGCAGAGCCAGAGTATCATTCCTGGCCTGACCAACCTAGATATCGTGTGTATCAACTCAGCAATGTATTGACCAACACTGATCGGCTACTACACAAAGGCATGCATGTTCGTGTGAATCTTGATGTTGACATTAGTTATGAAGAAGCTACATTTATCAAAGAAACTTTTGTAAATACTTACAATCTCAGAGAAATTACCCTTATTCCTCAAAAAGCAATCAGTGAGGATATCAATTACGATATTACTGGTAATATAATGTTTGAAAGTGTAGATACAATTGTAACTAACCAACTTACTAATATCCAAAGCGAGCAGTACAATAAAACACTATTGCTTGACATTTATAAAAATTTATGATTTATACCAATGGTTGTAGTTTTACTTTTGGCTACGAATTAAGTGATACAAATAATTCCTGGCCTTATCTTTTAGCTAAAAAGCTTAACACAACAGTGATTAATGATGCTGTTAGTGGTGGTACAAATTATAGAACTGTATATCAAAGTTTAAAAAACTTTAATAAAAATTGTAATTTATACATTATTGCGTGGACTGCCACTAGTCGATATACATTTTATAAATCAGACAATAATTATGAAATAAATTTTAACCCATTGTTGAAGAATCAACTTTATTGCGATAATGCTTTTTATACCAATTGGGGCAAAACTTTATACAAGCATTGGCACAATGAATTATTTTCATTCAAACTTTGGTTGCAGCAAATTATTCAATTACAAAGCTGCTTTGAAAAATTTAAAAAAAATTATTTAATGATTAACACCTTTCCAAATGATCTAAGCAAATGGCTTGCTCCTAAACATAAATTTATATCTTCTGTTAAAGATTTAATAAATTTTGATCTCATGAATGATGAGCAAATTTTTGCAGAATACAACGAAATACAATATTATATCAAATGTATTGATACAGAAAAATTTTACAAATGGAATAATTTTACTATTAATGATTTAAGTCAAAAATTTCCAATTGGTCCTCACGGACATATTCTTGAAGATGGACATAATCATTTATCAGACTTATTATACCAACACATACAATGTTTAAAATACGAACTCTAGCCGTAAAGAATTTCCTGAGCGTGGGTAATGCTACCCAGGCTGTTCAGTTTGATCGTCGGGATCTCACTCTTGTACTAGGTCAGAACTTGGACCTCGGTGGCGACGATACAGGCGCACGTAATGGTACAGGAAAAACAACCATTATCAATGCACTGAGTTATGCGTTGTATGGTAGTGCATTGACCAATATCAAAAAAGACAATCTTATCAACAAAACAAATGGTAAGAACATGTTGGTCACTATTGAATTTGAAAAAGACGGAGTTGACTACAGAATTGAGCGAGGTCGTAAGCCCAACACTATGGCATTCTACGTGGGCGGGCAGGAACAACAAATCTCAGACGAAAGTCAGGGCGATAGCAGAGAAACACAAGCAGAAATTGAGCGCATGTTAGGTATGAGTCACGACATGTTCAAGCATATCGTTGCACTGAACACTTATACTGAACCGTTCCTGGCGTTAAAGGCCAATGACCAACGTGCTATCATTGAACAGTTGCTGGGCATTACCATGCTAAGTGAAAAGGCCGACGCTCTTAAGGAACAATTAAAGGCCACCCGAGATACAATTACTCAAGAAGAATACAGAATTAAAGCTGTGGCCGATGCCAATGCTCGTATCCAAGAACAAATTGAAGCCACACGTCGTAGACAAACATTATGGAATACTAAACGTCTAAATGAAATTGCGGAACTAGAGCAAGCGTTAAGTGTTGTAGGAGATTTAGATATTGATCAAGAACTATTAAATCATGATTTACTTGATGATTACAATGAAAAAACTAAAAAAGCCGCAGAAATTAATCGGTGGAAAGTAGCCTGTGAAACTGATCAAGTCAGAATATTAAAGTCCTTAGATAAACTTAAAAGAGAAATAGAAACTTTAGAAAAGCACGAGTGCTATGCCTGTGGACAAGCATTACATGATACTCGGCACGAACAGGTATTAGAAGAAAAAAGAAACACACTAAAAGAAACTTCACTACAGTATTTGGCCAACGATGAACAGCTGATGTCTCATGTAGATGCACTTGCATTGATAGGTAATTTAGGTCCTATTCCTACGGTGTTTTACGATCGCAAGGAAGATGCTATTAATCACCGCAATACCGTAGCAAACTTACAGCAACAACTTGCTACAAAGAAAAGTGACCAAGATCCGTATGCGGAACAAATTCGTGAAATGGAAACAAAGGCTGTAGAGGAAGTTAGTTACGATTCAATCAATGAACTTGCTAATGTTCGAGAACATCAAGAATTTTTGCTTAAATTACTAACTAACAAAGACAGTTTTATACGTAAACGTATTATTGATCAAAACTTATCTTACTTAAATTCTAGATTAAGTCAGTACTTGGATCGTATTGGACTGCCGCATACTGTTAAATTTCAAAATGATCTTACTGTAAGTATTGAAGAGCTAGGCAGAGAATTAGATTTTGATAACCTAAGTCGCGGCGAACGTAATAGATTGATTCTAAGTCTAAGTTGGGCTTTCCGTGATGTATGGGAAAGTTTGTACCAACCAATTAACTTGTTGTTCATTGACGAAGTGATTGATACTGGTATGGATAGTTCAGGTGTTGAAAACAGCCTGGCCATACTTAAAAAAATGAGCAGAGAAGGTAATCGTAGTGTATGGTTAGTTAGTCACAAAGATGAGCTAGCAGGTCGTGTTAACAACGTATTAAGTGTAATCAAAGAAAACGGATTTACTAGTTATAATACAGACGTTGATATTAAATGAGCTACAAATCAATACCTATAGTAAGTGTGTCACCTGTAGATCGTAATATTATAGTGGCATGGCACCTGCATGATAGATGCAATTTTGATTGTATGTATTGTCCTGAAAAGTGGCACAGTTTGACCTCAGAAACTAAGACTTTGAATGAGTTAAAACAATGTTGGTTTGAAATTTATGATAAAACCAAGCACAGAAACTTAAAATATAAAATAAGTTTAACCGGAGGTGAAGTAACCATAAATCAAGACCTGTTGCCTTTTATACAGTGGCTTGTAACCTCATATAGAGATAAGTTGGCATTGATAGGAATAGTTACTAATGGCACTGCTAACCAAAAATTATATTTGGATCTATTAGAATATTTAGATTGGATAAGTTTTTCTACACATAGCGAATTTTTAAATGAAAACAAATTTTTTAATAATGTGTTGTGTGCTAAAAATGCCATTACAGGACTTAATAAAACAGTGCATGTTAACATAATGAATGAACCTTGGCATAAAGATCGCATTGAAATTTACAAAAAATTTTTAAATCAACACAATATAAATTTTTCAATTTCAGAAATTGATTGGACTTTACGTATAAGAGATAAGGCAAAAACAAACAATAATTTGAATCTTTTTGATTTTGACAACTATGCAGCAATTAATTGATTATAATTATAATGTAGTTGTTCGCGACGAAAAAGGCAACGAATATTTAATGTATTCTAATAGATTACATAGTGAACAGCTTGATTATTGGCAAGGCTGGAAATGTAACGCTGGATTAGATTATATCTTGATTGACAGCAAACTTAATGTTTACGGTGCCCAATGCGAAAATGATTTTTTAGGTGTTCTATTTGAGGATTTTAAATTGTTAGATCAACCTACAACTTGTAGACTTGAAAGATGCACAAATTGTACCGATGATCTTTTGACTACAAAATCAATTCCATGAATACTTACGCAGTTATCCTAAGTATACCAAGAGTAGCACCGGTGCGCCCAGCAGCAGCACCTGCAATCATCAAGCAAATTTTTAACCAACACAATTTGTGTAGCAAAATTTTAGATATCAATATAGATTATTTTACACAATTTAAAAATTCAATTAAACCCGCACTGTTCAATGAAATTGACGAATATCTATTTGTAAAGAACAGGATTCTATCAATTGAAGCAGAAAAAAACTTGTTTAAGTTCATTAATGAGTGGATTGGTGAAATACTGTCAATATCACCTGAAAAATTGTTAATTAGTGTTTTTAGTTGGCAGGCACAAAGATTTACAGAATTATTCTTACGAAGATTTAGATGCCATAGTACTATAGAAGTAATTGTGGGCGGCCAAGGTCTGATTAGAGAAGAAAATGGCAGTTTTAGCGAACGTCCGGAATTTGCTCATTATTTAAAAAAAGAACGGTTAATCGACCATTGGATACGTGGCGAAGCTGAAACAACCATACCGGAAATTATCAAAGGCAACTATTTGGTTGCCGGTATCGATACAGATTTCTTTGCCGAACGCAGCGATGTAAAAAAACACCGACCCATGGACTTCGGTGATTTTAAAATCACCGAATATCAAAGTGGGTACCGGTCTGGTGTGCTTCCCATGGAAACCAGTAGAGGGTGTGTACGCAATTGTACGTTTTGCGACATTCCTACCATGCAGGGGGGCTTCAGATTCAAAACCGGATCACAATTGGCCAAGGAAATGATTCATTATTATGAATCTTATGGCGTGCGTGATTATTTTTTCCACGATGCTTTGTGCAACGGTAGTGTCAGGGATTTGAGACAATTCAATGAGTTGCTAGTGGACTATTACCAACTGCACGGGTTACCCGATCGGTATTTTAGCTATAGTAGTCATGCTATTGTTCACGGACAAAAAGCTTTTCGTCCGGAAGATTTTGAATACATGAGTCGAGCTGGCGCAGACACTATGGTAATCGGAGTTGAAACTGGAAGCGATCGTGTACGTGCTCATATGCGAAAGGGTTTTACTAACTACGAGTTAGATTACAACATGGAATATTACAGCAAGTTTAATATGCATGTGTATTTTCTAATTATCGTAGGGTTTCCTACAGAAAGAGAAGAAGATTTTATTGCCACTCTAGACATGCTAACAAGATATCAGCGTTATGTAGCTGATGGTACAATTATAGGAGTGAACTTGGGTACCACTCTCACAATAGAAGAAGGGACTGAACTCTACAACAATCCTGAAAGATTTAAAATAATAGGTGTAAACAACCAACGTCCACAAGGCACCGAATGGTTATGTGAAGACAATCCCACATTGACTTATAAAGAGCGTATAATGCGTCGTATACGAGCTCAAGAACATGCAGTTGCTCTGGGATATACTTTCTGGAAGGGCGACGATCAGATGAAGATTATGATGGACAAATATCAAGACAGGTTAAGCAAACTGGCAGGAGTAATACATTGAGGCTGGAAATAGATCTTAATGTAGAACGGCGCTTAGGAAACCCAATGATAAAAATAGTTGTTGACGATTATTTGACTTTGGACGATGGGCCAGCCCAGGATTATTATGATTTTGACGTAGATTTAGTTGACGGTGGTCACGATTTGACTGTAATTCACTACGGAAAATCGCCGGAACACCATGTGCATGATCCATACGGTAATATTGTTATAGATAGGCATGTTGAAATTAAAGGTATTAAACTTGATTGTATAAAGCTAGAGTCTGAACTTTGGAATGGCAAGTTCTTTCCAGTTTATATGCACAAGGCCGAGCATGAGCCTTACTTTATTTGTCCCAATTTGTACCTGGGTCACAACGGTGCTTGGAAATTTGAATTTGCTACTCCAGCAGCAGCTTGGTTAATTGATTTAAGAAAACCGGGTCCAAAGTTAGCCGGAACTATATTTAAAACAAACAGTGACACCTTAGAGGTGGCCAAAAACTTTTTTAAAGATTTACCTGATGTTTGATTATAAAAAAATTAAAGAATATCAATTGGAAATTACAACTTATTGTAATGCTGCCTGCCCCCAATGTCCAAGAAACGTACAAGGATCAGGACTTAATCCTTACATGCCGTTGATACATTTAGATAGAGAAGTAATTGATGCTGCCTTCAGCGTTGACCATTGTAGTCAATTAAAGCAAATATTTTTTTGCGGGAGTTATGGCGATCCTGTCATGCATCCTGACTTCTTAGACATTCTTCAAGATTTTAGAACTAAAAATCCAACAGTATGGTTATACGTTCACACCAATGGTGGTGTGCATGACGAAAGCTATTGGGAAGAAATAGCGACCATCATGAACGGTTATGGTCAAATTGATTTTGGCTTTGATGGACTAGAGGACACTTTACACATCTATAGACGTAATGTAAAATACTCTATTGCTATACGTAATGCTAGAGCATTTATTCGCAAGGGCGGTCGAGCGCAATGGAACTTTATAGTTTTTAAACATAACGAACATCAAGTTGAACAAGCAAGACAATTGAGTAAAGAATACGGATTCTTTAATTTTTTACCAAAAAAGACTGGCCGTTTTTACGATCATGCCAACGAATGTGCATACCCCAATTGGCCAGTACTGGACAGGCATGGTCATACAGAATACTTGCTAGAAGAACCAAATAATTCTGAATGGCGTAATCCCAGTGTACAAAAAATAGAAGTTATCAAACAAATGTATGGGACTTTTAAAGACTATTTACAACAAACACCAATCAAATGTGATGCCTTATTAGGTAACAAAGTTGTGATTACTGCCGAAGGGCTTGTACTTCCATGTAACTTTTTTGAACACAACATGTACGACGCAAGATTTCATTCGTTTGCAAAACCAGGTGCCAATAGTGCCAGTTTTACTAACACAGGAAAAATACAAGTAAAAGAATTTATAGAAAATTATAAAGACCAATTGGATATAAAACATCACAGTTTACAAAAGATATTTCAATCTTATTTTTGGCGCGACTTGGTTGACAGTTGGTCTGATTCTAATAGAATTATGGAATGTGCGATGACATGCGGAGAAAAATTTACCAAAGTTTGGGATCAAGGAGGATCCATTAGATGAAAGTGTTAGTAACAGGTGGTAATCGAGGATTAGGAAAACATCTAGTTGAAGAGTTTAACGGCGTTAGCATTAGTCGTATAGACGGCGTTGATATTACACAAGATCACGAATATATAGCCAAATTGAGTTTGGATTATGACGTGTTTGTAAACAATGCCTTTGATGGTCCACCACAAGAAGCATGGGCTAATTTTGGACAAGTGCATGTGTTAGAAGCAGTATACGACGCATGGAGCAAAAACCACAAAGCAGGACATATCTATAACATTGGCAGCGTAGGCGAAAAACATGTTGTGGCTCGTGAGCCCGGATTTGAAACATATCGTGTGGCCAAAGCAGCATTGACACACGCAAGTAAACAATGTACAGCATCGTTTAAGGCTAATAAAGTGGCTTTTAAAACTACTTTGATTACATTAGACCGGTTAGACACAGAACTAAGCAGAAATCGCCCAACGTGGACTGGAAATGGTTTAAATTTGCAAGATGTATCAGATTTTATAAAGTATGCAGGAAAATTAAATCAAAATACTTGTATTGAGGAAATAACATTTTATTGTAATCTAGACTACAAGGCATAATTAATGCTGTATGTCATGGCTATTCGAATCCACTCTAGTGGAATCACTTCCTGAAGATTGCGTGGGATTTGTATATTTGATTACAAATACAGTATCTGGGCGCAAATATATAGGAAAAAAACTAGCCAAATTTTCAAAAACTACAGTACGAACAGTAAAACTAAAAAACGGCAACAAAAAGAAAAAAAGAATCAGAAGCAAAATAGACAGTGATTGGCAAACCTATTATGGCTCAAACGACGAACTAAACAAAGACATCGAATCACTAGGCCCAGAAAAATTTACTAGAGAAATACTTTTTTACTGCAAATCACGAGCAGAATGTTCATATATTGAAGCAAGGGAACAATTTAGACACCAAGTCTTAGAATCAGATCAATACTATAACGGACAGATTAGCGTTCGTGTCCACGGATCGCACATAAAAAAGAAATGAGCAAAGTTATATATTTTGGTGATTGCAATATTGAACTTGCCGAACAAGCAAAAGCGCACAGACGCGATGCTTTTTTAGTTGAGTCAAGCAATTATCAGGAGTTCTTGGAATCTCGGCGACACAATCTAGTATGCTACACTTCGCTAGCAGATCTTCCCAAAGACATATCAATTGTGATGGAAATCTTGCTATCAGCTGATACTATTGTATACTGCCCACCGGAAGTATGGTCTGATCACAAAACTATAACTGCAACCAATGCCACCGACTGCATACAAGGCTCGTCTGAAATTTTATTACTTTATTTGTCAGATCAAGTAAAAGTTGTTAATTTAAATTTATGCATTAGTCAAAAATATAAAAATTCTATCGCCGACACTAGAAAAACCAACAGCAAGCAAATTTGGATCGCAGGATGTAGTGTAAGTCACGGCGTTGGTGTAAAACCTACTGAACGATATGGTTCTCTTGTAGGCGATAAATTAGATTTGCCTTGTAGTTTTTTAACTGCGCCCGGATCGTCAATTCGGTGGGCTGCTAATCAGATTTTAAAATCTGACATCAGGTCTGGAGACATACTGTGTTGGGGGATAACAACCTTTAGAAGAATACCGTATTACTACCAAGATCAATTACATCATCTTCATGCTTTAAATGCATTATATCAAAAGAATAGTGCATTTAACAGAATTTTCCCAATTGATCAATTGGACGACGAAAATAACTTATTTCAATGCTTGGAATCTATTAGAGAATTAATAAACTTTTGTAAAAAACTCGACATCCAATTAGTAATGTTTAATGCAGTAATTGATGATTTATTAAATCGATCTTTACTAAATGAACAATATTATTATCAATTCAAATATCTATTAAATAAAAACGCTAAAACATACAATACTCAAGGCTTATTTTTATATCAAGACTTTGGCACCGATAATCTACACCCTGGCCCAAAAACACATCAACTTTACAGCAATTTTCTGGCTAAAATTATAACAAGTACCGCAGTATAAACTCGCACAAGTTAATATCGTGTGCCCTAGACCTGGTCGAAATAAACACAGGGACGGAAGCCTTCTCGCTGCAAGAAGCACTCAACTACTACCCTTCGGGATGAAGATCGCAAATGCCGCGATTTAGTTGTTTGAACAGGATTTATAAAGGCTATAAAGACGCTTGAGTGATCAAGCACGTTTGTATGGTAGGCTAGCGTCTATTGTATAAACCGCCGTTGTATAAGAACGGAGCTCGAGGTACCGGACAACCACCTCTGTAATGCTCTAACGCTAGTGACTGTGCTACTCAGATGAAGCTCATGTATTTTTGCCCGCCCTGGGCAAAGAGTGACCAATTAATCTAGATGAAATCTAAAAAACAAAATTGATGAGCGCAAGCGAAATCAATAGACTAACGAAGTTAGTCTTAGAAGAATGGCATTCCTGATTTCTTAGCAGTTTCTAAATTGTCTTTGATTATTTTACCTATTAGAGCACGATCATCATTGCTCAACAGCATGGAATCTTCATAGCTGAGTCCACCTCTCATGTACCAACACATTCTCAGCATTTCTTCTTTTATGGCTTTTGACTGTCGTTCTAGCTGTTCGAAGTACGTTAGCATGTCTGATTCAGACATGGTCAAAAGCCTCATCCGAAAAAATTTGCTTGATTAAAATTTAACTCGGCTTGATATGTTGTCTGACATTCTGAACAAACGATTTCCATTGGATCAATCTGTAATTGTTTGATCAAGTTATCTATTTTGTTTTTTATTTCTGTGTATGTGCTACGTTCGCAATTGAACAAGAACTCTTTTATGTAGTATTCGTCGGTCACTTGAGTACCATCTTCTAGTGTGATGGATTCTATATTGTTAACCACTGTGGCCACACTTAAATCAGTCAATCTGGGAAAAATTTGATCAAATTGCGCTTTCTTTTCTTCGTCACTTAGAGTACTGCTGGTCACTGCGTCTATCAAGCGTTGCTGCTCGTACTGTATCATGTTGACTTTGTTGTTGTCTTCAAATGCTTGTGGTCTAAATTTAAATGTCAAATTATCAATACGTTCTGATTTGAATTCTGGAATACGCAAACGATCTAGTACCATACGCAGATCAACAGTATTGTCATTTTCACTGGCACACTGTTTACAATTTGTAGTTATGTCCATATTATGACCGTAGCTGGCCAATCTTATGGCAATCAATACAGCATCGAGGTCAATTATGGGCATTTTCCAGGCATCTTTGATATTGGGACAACAGCTTTGTATTGTTTCAATTACACCTACACCGTTCATGAGTGCATCAGGGGTTTTCAAGGTAATTTCGTCTTTGACCGTCATAGGATACACAGGAATTTCACCGGTTACCGGTAAATCAATAGCTGCGTCAGGCCAAAATTGTCCTTGACTTGGCAATTTTAGATACAGTGCTGGTTGTCGAAAATGTTTGAATAACGGATTATTAGCTGCTACGGCCATGGTTTGATCCCCAAATAAATATAATTGATGTAGTATTTATAGTGGAAAAATATGGCTATCAGAATTGATGGATTACCAACTGGTCCAGTTTATGTAGAAAACGCTGCTCAAGAAAGCACCTTGCAAGAGTTGCTGCGAGTAATGGCCAGCCAAAGCAATCGTCAGCGTCGATACGACGCTGAAGCCGCAGCGGCGACCAAACGTACTGCTAATTCAGCTGACGAAGCAGCTGGCAGCATGGCGGGCTTGGCCAGTGCGTCACGTTCAGCTGCTGCTGCCACATCGTCGGGTTGGAGCAAGTTTGAATCTGGCATGAATGCTGCTACTATTGCTGCACAAGATTTCAAAAACAGTCGCTTTGCTTTTGAATTACAACGACTGTCTACTGCTGTGGCTGACATGAGTATTACCTTTACTAAATCGGCCAAAAGCATACAAGATAACCCTATTGCTGCCACAGCTGGAATTTTCAGTACCGGTATTGATATGGCCACAATGGGCATACGAGGAATAATTGAATCTGGCGCCGATCTGACAGAATATTTAGGCCCACTAGGTACTGTAATCAAAGGTCTGAGCAAAGCAAGCAGCGCCGTAGTCGGCGTATTGGGATCCGGCGCCAAGGTCATCAACGAGATGATGAGCAAAGAACTGCAGGAAACCATACAAAACATGGGCACGTTTAACAAAATGGGTGCCAGTTTTTCGGGCAGTTTCATGGAGCTGCGCGATGTTGCTTCTAGATCGGGTATGACTATAGAACAATTTACCAAGTCTGTAGCAGCCGCTGAAGCGTCTATTAGAAATTTTGGTATTCCGTTAGCCGAAGGAGCTAAAAAAGTTGCAGACGTGAGTGCTGCATTTGAAACTGAACAAGGTGCTAACGGAAGAACGCTACGCAATGAGTTACGTGCGCTTGGTTACTCGATCGAGGAGCAGGCAGAACTGGCAGCTGATTATTTAAGCACTGTACGTGCCACTATGACTCAGGAGCAGTTTAAAAATCTTCAGGCTGCCGATGTGGCTAGAGCTACCAAAGCATATGCTGTTGATTTAAAAGTGCTACAAGATATTACAGGAAAAAATGCCAAGGCTTTAGTCGAAGAAGCTAGAATTAAATCCATGCAAGCTGATATCATGAGCAAGTTCACTGATCCAGAACAGGCCAACAAATTTCAGGCATACTTTCGTTATTTGCCAGAATCAGCTAAAAAAGGATTTTTACAATTTATAGCTTCAGGCGGTCAAGTAATTACAGAGGAAACTGCCGCTTTGTTATCTGCTAACAATGAGGACTTTGCTAGAATTTTCACATTAGGCAGAGAAATAATTTACGACTCATCCAAGAGTGTAGCAGATGCTCAACAAGCAGGGGTAGAACAATCCATACGTGCAGGTAAAAAACAAAAAGAACTTGAAGACTCAACTGGTGGTGTAATACCCATGATTAACACCTTGAGTGGCAGTTTAGGCGGCTTAACAACTGGTATTAACGAACTTGTAGCTCTTGCATTTAAAGATAAAGACATATATAAACAATCAAAACGTGCTGCTGAAGATCAAGCCACAGCCAGCGGTGATCTCACAACCGGTATTCTTAAAGCTCAAGATCAAACACAAAAATTTGCCAAAGCTATAGAAAACTTGGCTTTAGAGGCTTTACCAAAATATGCCACAGCAATTGGTGCCACAACCGAGGCCTTTGTGCAAGGACTACAACAAACACTGTCATTGATGTTTGGTGTAGATGTTCCTGGAAGAACGCCTCCAGGACCAGTAACAGATCTTGAAGAGTACAAGGCCAACATGACTGAAATTTTTAAACGGTGGGTACGAGCAACTTTTCCTGTACCCGAACCCAGAGCAGACGGAGGTCCGGTGGGTCGTTTCCTTCCTTATATTGTGGGCGAACAAGGACCTGAAGTAAGAACATTTGACGCTCCAGGACAGATTGTTCCTTTGGATCAATTTGCAGCTAATCTTGATCCAACTGAACTATTAGCTAAAACCACTCAATTACAAAATATTTTTGCAGCCAGTTTAGACTCTTTGCAAAAAGATATTGAAAGGCGCAAAGATAGTGCTACACCTGATATAGCTCCAATTGCAGAATTGCCAGCAGCAGTGACCCGGGCAATAGAAACAGCATTTTCTGCACCTAGTGGCCTGAGTCAGGTCATGACTGAACTAAAAGATCAATTGGTTACTAGCAGCGAGCAGCAAAAAAGAACACTCGAGCTGCAAACTGCTGAAATACAAAAGATAGTTTCTGAAATGCAGGACATGGTCAGTGTGTCCGAAAGAATAGCCAACAACACGGCTTGATCACGGTAAATACTGCACACTCGGAACACGCTATGTCTTGGAAAAAATATTTTAAGTCGTCTAATTTGCCCAGCAACATCAGTCCACTTGGTAGCGGTCGCTTGCCAGATCCTGGATATAGAAACTATCAAAGCAACTTGCCTGACGTTTATATTGGACATCCCAATCGTATTGAACGCTACAATCAGTACGAACAAATGGACATGGATTCAGAAATCAATGCAGCTCTAGACATTCTCAGTGAGTTTATGACTCAGAAAAATGAAGCAAACAACACACCATTTGATATCAAATACAAAGATCAACCCACTGATAACGAAGTAAAAATCATCAAGGAACAACTGCAACAATGGGTCAATCTCAATGAATTCAACAAACGTATATTTAGAATTGTAAGAAATACAATAAAATACGGTGATCAAGTGTTTGTGCGAGATCCCGAAAACTTTAAACTGTTCTGGGTAGAAATGAGCAAAGTGGTCAAGGTTATTGTTAACGAAAGTGAAGGTAAAAAGCCCGAGCAGTACATCGTCAAAGACCTCAACCCCAACTTTGAAAATCTCACTGTCACAGCAGTTACTACTAGCGATCAGTACATGAATCATCCGCAAGTGGGCGGCCCGTCAGGAAGTTATGTTCAGCCTAATGTGCCCTTGGGTGGCGGCGGGCGTTTCACTAGAGCTCAAAACGAAGCCGCGGTAAATGCCGAACATATCATGCATCTTAGTCTTACCGAAGGCCTTGACGTATTTTGGCCATTTGGTACCAGTGTGTTAGAAAATGTTTTCAAAGTTTTTAAACAAAAAGAACTGTTGGAAGACAGTGTTATTATCTATCGCGTACAACGTGCTCCTGAGCGTAGAGTATTTAAAATTGATGTAGGTAATATGCCCAGTCATATGGCCATGGCGTTTGTTGAACGTATAAAAAATGAAATCAGTCAGCGACGTATTCCTACTCAAACAGGTGGCGGAGCAAACATGATGGATGCAACTTACAACCCATTGGCACAGATGGAAGATTACTTCTTTCCTGTTACAGCTGATCAAAGGGGATCGACAGTAGATACCTTGCCTGGCGCTAGCAACTTAGGTGAAATCACTGATTTACGTTATTTTACAAACAAGTTATTCCGTGGTTTGCGTATTCCCAGCAGTTACCTACCGGTAGCAGTAGAAGATGCCACACAAGCATACAATGACGGTAGAGTAGGTACTGCTCTAATACAAGAATGGCGTTTTAATCAGTATTGTCAACGTCTACAAAGCGCAATTATTGAAAAATTGGATACAGAGTTTAAACTGTTCATGCGTTGGAGAGGTATTAACATTGACAGTCAACTGTTTGAAATTATATTTGAACCACCGCAAAACTTTGCACAATATCGTCAAGCTGATATTGACAGCGCCAGAATTGCAACATTTACTCAGCTAGAAGCTTATCCTTACATGAGCAAACGCTGGTTAATGAAGCGTTATCTGGGCCTAAGCGAGCAAGAAATGAGCGAAAACGAAACCATGTGGGCCGAAGAGCAGGGCGACATTGAATTTACGCCAGCCGAGGATCCTAATCTACGAAGCGTTGGTATAAGTCCTGGTGGTATTGCTGGTGATTTGGAAAATGTGGCGCCGCCTACAGAACCTGGTCCCGAAACACAACCAGCACCGGGTACAGGAAGTCCTCTTGGAGCCGGCCCAGGACCAGCAGGCGCCCCTGCTCAAACTACACCCACTGGGGCTGCAATTTAACAAGATTGAGTAAATAACTGTATGATTGTTACTGAATTGTTTGAACCTGCCAAGCCCGGATATCAAAGTGAGAAAGACGATAACACGCCTCTCAAGCTGAGCGATCTTAGAAAAACACGGCTTACCTTGGGCGATCTCAATCGTTTACGAATGGCCAATGATGTGCGTAAAGTAGAACACGAAAACAAATTAGAAAAAGTAGCAAAACAGTACAAACCTCCTGCAGCCGCGCCTGGGCCTATGTAGTCCTAGTAAATCCTTCAAAAAAACACCATTTAACCCCATTATCTAGGTATTTTAGTAAATAAAATACAGCCATATTATTATAAGGAGTTCCCGATGAACAAATATGAACAGCTAATAGAACACATTATCAACGACGAGGAAGATCAAGCTCGTGCGTTGTTTCACGAAATTGTAGTAGAAAAAAGTCGCGACATCTACGAAAGCCTAATGGATGAAGAATATGCCGAAGAAGGTATGGGCGGTAGTCCAGTAGAATCAATGATGCAGGAAATTGATGCCGATCAAAACGGTGGCATGGTCGAAGGCGAAGACGAAGATGTCATGGATGCCATGGACATGGGCGACATGGGCGACATGGGCGATGATGACATGGGCGATGACGATGGCGTAGGCGACCTAGAGCAAAAAGTCATGGATCTTGAAAGCGAGCTAGAAGCCTTAAAAGCCGAATTTGAACAGCTAATGGGCGACGAAGGCGATGATGACATGGGGGACATGGATACAATGGACATGGGCGATGATGACATGGTCGACATGGATCGTAAAGATGACATGGAAATGTACGAAGCTCAACATGACGACAAAGATGACAAAGAAGAAGATGACGACAAAGAAGAAAAAATGGATGAGTCCGTTTATGAATCTCGTCAGCGTCGTCCGCTACAAAAAACCGCAGTTGATCTAATGCGTGAATATGTAGAAAAAATCAGCGCACCTAGCAACACCGAAGGACAACCAGCTGGTACCAGCGCAGGTGGCGATCATGCTAATGTTAACACACAGTCAACAGTAGCAGGCAAGAATGACATGGGTGGTACTGCAAAGAACTTGGTGCAAGGTGCTAGCGAAAGCGCACCAGACGGCACAAGTGCTCCAAAGAAAGGCACAACCAAAGATCTACCACATGCAGGTAACTTTGAAAATGTTCCAGGAGCAAGAGCAGGCAACACTTTCTCAAAGAAAGAGAAAGCAAAAACAGGTGAAGAAGGCGGCATTAACAAGCACAGTATCGAACCTGGTGGTAATTAATTAGGGCAATAATATGGCTTTGTACCTAAAAGAGCAACTTTCATTCGACCGGGCGCAGATCAAAATCCTTGAAGAGGATGCGCCCGGGTACGATGGAAAGGAACAGAAAAATTTGTATCTGGAAGGGATATGCATTCAAGGTGATGTCAAAAATGAAAATCAGCGTGTATATCCTATGACGGAAATTCAAAAGGCCGTACAAACTATCAATGAAACTATCAAGGAAGGCAAAAGCGTCCTTGGCGAAGTTGATCACCCTGATGATTTGAAGATTAATTTGGATCGTGTGTCACATATGATTACAGGCATGTGGATGGACGGTCCTTGCGGATTTGGCAAACTAAAAATCCTACCAACACCAATGGGAGAACTTGTTAAAGCAATGATCACATCTGGTGTAAAGTTGGGTGTCAGCAGCCGAGGAAGCGGAGAAGTAGCTAACGACGGGCGTGTAAGTGGTTTTGATATCATAACCGTTGACATTGTAGCACAGCCTTCGGCTCCAAATGCATATCCAAGAGCTATCTATGAGAGCTTGATGAATATGCGTCACGGACACCGAGTGTTAGATGTGGCTCGTGATGCCACACAAGATCAAAGAGTACAGCGGTACCTGAAAGAAGGCCTAACACGCCTTATCAATGACCTTAAGTTAAAATAGGAGAAACCTGATGTTATTAGATGCTATCAAACCATTGGTAGACAGCGGCATCATAAACGAAGATACCAAGCAAGCAATTAGTGAAGCTTGGGAAGCAAAACTGCTAGAAGCTCGTGAGAGTGTTCGTGCAGAACTTCGTGAAGAATTTGCTCAACGCTATCAGCATGACAAACAAGTTATGGTTGAAGCTCTAGACAGAATGGTAACTGAAAGTCTGCAAAGCGAACTCGAAGAGTTTGCAGCAGAGAAACAGTCTCTAGCAGAAGATCGTGCGAAATTTAAAGTTCACATGATGGAAAACAGCGAAAAGTTCAACAATTTCTTGGTTGGTAAACTGGCCGAAGAAATTAAAGAACTACGTGAAGACCGTAAGCAATATGAAAATAGTGTTAGTAAGCTAGAATCATTTGTTATCAAGTCATTAGCGGAAGAAATTCAAGAGTTCGAGCAAGACAAGCAGGCAGTGGTTGAGACAAAAGTTCGTCTAATCGCTGGTGCCAAAGATAAGCTTGCTGAACTACAACAAAATTTCGTTGCAAGATCTGCAGAACTGGTTAAAGAGTCAATTACCAGAAAACTAGAGTCAGAAATGACTCAACTCAAAGAAGACATACAACTTGCTCGTGAGAACATGTTTGGTCGTCAAATCTTTGAAGCTTTTGCTAGTGAATTCGCTGTTACTCACTTAAATGAGAACAAAGAGATTCGCAAGCTACAAGCTGTTGTTGCTGCCAAAGAGCAGGCTTTGCAAGAAGCACAAGCTCATGTAGAAAAAGCTGCAATGATTGTTGAATCAAAAGAGAAAGAAATTAAGATTATACGTGAATCAACTGAACGCCGTGAAATCATGGCAAGTCTTTTGAAATCGTTAAACAAGGAGAAAGCAGCAGTCATGAGCGAACTCCTTGAAAGTGTGCAGACTGCTAAGTTGCAGAGTGCATACGACAAGTATCTACCAGCTGTTCTAAACAACACAGCTCAACCTGCTGCCAAGCCCAAGGCAATGCTAGCAGAAGGCCGTGTAGAAGTAACTGGTGATAAATCTGCTAATACACAAACCGTTGAAGAAAACGCTAATAACGTTTTTGAAATCAAGCGTTTAGCAGGGCTAAAGTAAACCCTAAATAGGAGAAAAGGAAAAAAATGACACAAGCATTACTAGAAAGCCGTTGGGGCGAAACTAAAGACGCTCTGTTAGAAGGCTTAAACGGTTCTAAAAGAACCACAATGGGTGTAATCCTTGAGAACACTCGCACGCACTTGATGGAAGCTGCAACTGCAGGCGCAACTGCCGCTTCAAACGTAGCAACACTAAATCGTGTAATTCTACCAGTTATTCGACGTGTAATGCCTACAGTTATTGCAAACGAAATCGTTGGTGTTCAGCCAATGACTGGACCTGTTGCACAGATCCACACACTACGTGTTCGTTATGCAGACAATACCACTGACACAGCTAGCCCATACGCTACTGGTACCACAGCTGGTGATGAAGCACTAAGCCCATTCAAGATAGCTGTTGCATATTCTGGTCTAACACCAGGTGGCACAGCAACAACTGGTAAAGCAGCAACAACTAGCACACTAGAAGGTGTACCTGGTAACAGAATCAATGTACAAATCTTGAAGCAAGTTGTTGAAGCCAAGACTCGTAAGTTATCAGCTCGCTGGACTTTTGAAGCTGCACAAGATGCACAAGCCATGCACGGTCTTGACATCGAAGCAGAAATCATGGCAGCTCTTGCACAAGAGATTACCGTTGAAATTGACCAAGAAATCCTAGGTTCGCTACGTAGCCTAGCAGCAACTGAGTTTACATTTGACCAGGCTGCTGTATCAGGTACTGCTACATTCGTTGGTGACGAACATGCTGCACTAGCTGTTCTAATCAACCGTACAGCAAACCTAATCGCTAGTCGTACACGTCGTGGTGCTGGTAACTGGGCAGTTGTAAGTCCAGCAGCTCTAACTGTGTTACAAAGCGCAACCACTAGTGCATTTGCTCGTACAACTGAAGGTACCTTTGAAGCTCCTACCAACACCAAGTTTGTTGGTACACTAAACGGCGCAATGCGTATCTATGTTGACAGCTATGCTAGCGATAGCCAAGCAGTTCTAGTTGGTTATAAGGGTTCAAGCGAGGCTGATGCAGCAGCGTTCTATTGCCCATATATCCCTCTAATGAGCTCTGGTGTTGTTCTAGATCCAAGCACATTTGAGCCAGTAGTTGGTTTCATGACTCGTTATGGTTATGTTGAGTTAACTAACACAGCATCGTCGTTCGGTAATGCAGCTGACTACCTAGGTGAGATTGCTGTCTCAAATCTATCATTTCAGTGATTTTTATCATTGTTTGGTAAAAATAAAAAAGCACCTTCGGGTGCTTTTTTTATGAGTAAGTATATTGGAATTGATACTTTTGACAATTATATTGATCACAGCTACGATACTATTGATTCGTGGACGATACGTTGTGACAGAGTATTAATTGAGTTGGCCCGTGTATTTAAAGATTTAGAAAAAAATTTACTTTGCTACCACAACGCGAAGAGTAAAAAATCTAGAAGTACTACGGCAGTACGCAAACACCGATCCATGGACCAAATTTATTGCGGATCAAATAAATAATTAGTTCGCTCTTAACTGAGAGCTTATGTCGGAATGCTAACCGCGTATAGCCTAGAACGCTAATTAAAGGAGAAATAAAATGGCAAGAGGTTTAAAAATTAGTCACGAAAGAAGTGACGGTACACTAGTTGATCAAGAAGTAAGTGCAACAATCAGTTCCGTTGGTGGCACCGGCGGTCGTCCACAGTGGGTAACAGTTCAAGGTGTAAAAACAGTCAAAGTACAATTTAGAACAAGCGCAGGCGTGTTACACGCAAATGCCTATATTATTGCTCAAAAAGGTGCTAAACAGTTCTTGGTCGCTAATGCGGTAGGCGCAACTGAAAGTCGTACACATAGCAATGCCAGTGTTACTATCGCTACATTAGCAGCAGGAGCAGATGCTGCCAATGCAGCAGCAGCATCAGGATCGAGCACTATGACAGTGACTGGGTATAATACCAGTAATACTCGGTTCTATGTAAGCAGAATCTCAAACAAACATGTTTGGGATCAAAGCAATAACAGATATCGTTGGAGAACCAGTGACAGCGTAGCAACTTCTACTTTTGCAAATGTAGAATGTCATTGATCAAAATGATATAAAATTAAACCCGCTTTGGCGGGTTTTTTATTGACTAGATCAAACTTTATACTAGCATAAATACACTAGATAAGGACCCATAATGGCCACAGTTAAAAGTTTAAATACTGACTACAGTATTACCAACAAGATCAATCCAACTGCCAATGTCACTATAAGTACTAACACAGTCTACATTGATGGTAATCTTTTTGTTGGAGGAAATTCCACCAACGTTTACAAAAAAGATCTCAGCATCACTGATAATACCATAACTTTAAATGCAGGGGAAACTGGGGCAGGTGTAACACTAAACACAGCTGGTATTGAGGTTGATAGAGGATCGTATGCAAATGTGGCAATCCTTTGGAACGAAACATTAGGGGCCTGGACTTTAACAAACGATGGATCAACATACGAATCAATTCAGACCGGATCAGCAACAGCAGTAACCAGCGCACAAGTTTACGCATTGGTACTATAAGGATATAAAATGGCAATTCACAACACAGTTTTAGTAGACTCAGGACAGGCAGCAGCCAATGTATTGACAGTGACCAGCGTTGGTGGACAAGCGGTAACTACCATGTATTTTTGCAACACAAACACAGCAGCAACAGCCTTTACCTTGCATGTTGTTCCTGCGGGCTTTGAGGCCAATGCCAACAACATAGTGTACAAGAACAAATTGATCACATCCGGGGATACCTATATTGTTGACTGGGAAAAACTGGTATTGGCTCAAGGCGACACAATTAGAGCAAATGCCAATGTTGGTAACACCATTGTGGCCACTGTAAGCACTATAGGTGTATAACTAATGGGACGCTATTTAAAAAACACACAATTGTTGGGCGGTAGCTACGCAATACAATTGCCTATTGGTAGTAACAGTGTTGGACCAGACCAACCAGTGAATGGACAGGTCAGATTTAACATATCAAACAACAGAATAGAAATGTACTTTGCCAGTGTTTGGAATCAAGTGGCCAAAATTGGTTCGGTAAGCATCACAGTAGATGAATTCACTGGCGATGGTGTAACCACCGCATTTACAATGAGTCAAATAGAATCAAGCGACAACGCTGTACTGGTTTCAATTGGCGGTGTTTATCAGCAGCCCACAATAAATTATACCACGAATGGTACAACCACTATCACATTCACCAGCCCTCCTCCTGCGCCAGGAGTGAATCCTAACAAAATTGTAGTAGTACACAACCTCAACAGCACTGATGCTGCATAAGGAGCAGCCGTGGCAATTGGCAGAATAAGCGGCGCTTTACTTTTTTCCGACCTAGACAGACAAAGTGTAGATCTTGCGTTTACCACAAATGGTAAACCGTTGACCTATATGGATTTCACCAACTTTCGATTTGGTGTCAATACCAACAGTCTAGTAGATACATTCACTGTTACAGGCACTGCCAATGTGTCAGGGGTAGCACGAATATTTGGCAATTTAGTTGCAACATCTGGCGTAAACTCCACTGATGTCACTAACGGTGCATTAACTGTAGTTGGCGGTGCTGGTATCTCGGGAAATCTTTTTGCAGGTAATTTGTTTGCCTATAACTTCAGTGGTAATATCTCTAATGTGAATGGAAGCAGTATCTTTGGCAACATTGGAGTTACCTACGCAGGTGCATTTGGATCCGTCAACACTGCCAATGCTGTCATTACCGGCGGTTATATCAACGATTTAGCTAATTTAACTGCTACCACTACCCAAACAACAAATTTTAGTACAGCAAATGCAGTTGTTAGTGGAGGTTACATATCTGCACTCGCAAATATTACTGCTGCAACAGGAAATGTAGAAAGTTGGTACGCTACCACACTTAACGCTACACAAAGCAATACGACCACTGGTACTACTACAAATTTTAGCACAGGTAATGCTGTTATTAGCGGCGGTTATATATCTGCACTGACCAATGCTTATGTAACAACAAGCGCCATTACCAATTTCAGTTCTGGAAACATTTTAATCACTGGTGGATATATTGCTGGGTTAGCCAATGCCACAGTCACAACAGGTAACGCACAGAGTTGGTCAGCAGCGACATTAAATTCTACTGCTGCTAACATCACTACCGCTGTAGCCTCAAATTTCAGCACTGCGAATGCAGTTGTCAGTGGTGGTTACATAAGTGGATTGGCGAATGCAACAATTGCCACTGCTAACATAGGCAATATTAATTTCAATGATGTTACCGTATCCAGCCGTACTGGAAATTTAGTTTTAAGTCCGTTATTAAATGGTAATGCAGTAGTAACAATAGCAACAACTTCTGCATTACAATTACCATCTGGTACTACTGCTCAACAGCCCACACCAGTTTATGGCGGCGCTATAAGATGGAACAACATTACCAACACATTAGAAGTGTACACAGGATCTGGATGGGTAAGTTTATTAGGTCAAATTAATAATCAAACCATTACACCTGATGGTACAAACACAGTGTACACACTTGATTACAGTACCACAGCCGAAGGTATCATTGTTAGCATCAACGGTACACTACAGCAACCAGGTGTAGCATATACGGTAGCTGGTACACAAATTACATTTACAGAAATACCACTGGTTACTGATATTGTAAGCATAAGGTATATTGCAGCCGGTACAGTTACAGCGGAAAACACTCAGGAAGTGAGTCCAGCCAATATTGCTCTAACCACTTCGCATGTGATAGTTGACAGTTTTGATCAAGCCAGTTACAGATCAGTACGATATTTGGCATCAACTACAGCTGCCAGTTCTGCAGAGTTTGCTGATTTTGCTATAGTGCAAATGGGCTCTACCGTAAATGTAAGTAATGTCAACAGAGTAGTTACTGGCAGTACTTTAACCACTTTCATAGCAAATGTTTCTGGCACTACTGTGAGATTATGGGCAAATACTGTGGCAGGAACAGCCAATATCAAGCTACAAAAAACCTATTTTGTAGTGTAAAACCTTAACCCCATCCATTCTGCTAAATACTGATAACACCTTATAGAAGGATCAGTAATGGCTGTCACACGAATTAAAAATAATCAAATTACCGATGCTACAATTACCGCGGCTAAAATTGCAAGTCAAACCTTAGTTGGTAGTTTGTTTGCCACAGATTTAACCCTTAACAGTAATTTAAGCATCATTGGTAATCTTACTATTACTGGAACAAGCAGTAATATCAATGCAATAAACACTTTCATTTCGGATCCTTTTGTAATTTTTAACAACGGATATACTGGTTCGTTAACCAACTACACCATTGGTATCCTGGTCAACAGAAATTTAGCCAGTTTGGGCAGTTTTGGTGCAGTAAACGCCGCTTGGGTATGGTCGGAAGCCGATGCGGCATTCACTGGAATAGCTACCACAGACACAGGTACTGGTATTGTAAGTATTAACAACAGTGGTTATGCTAATATTAAAATTGGAAATTTAAATGCTGTTACAGCAGTTACAGCATCAAGTATCACAGCCACAACATTAAACTTTACTAATGCAGTAGCAACTACTTTGGTAGCCACAAACTTTAGCACTGGCAATGCGGTGATCAGTGGCGGTTATATTTCTAATTTAGCAAATGCAACCATTACAACTGGTAATGTTGAAAGCTGGTATGCTACCAATTTAAACAGCACCACTGCAAATATTACTACACTAGATGCAGGTACTACAACTAGTGCAGTGCTGAATAGCACCACTGCAAATATTACCACACTAGGTGCAGGTACTACTACAAGTGCTCAACTAAATGCTACCACTGCAAATATTACCACACTAGGTGCAGGTACTACTACAAGTGCTCAACTCAATGCTACTACTGGAAACATTACCACCCTTGGTGCCGGTACAACTACAACCGCTACCTTAAACACTACTACGGGTAATATCACAAACGGAATGTCAACCACATTTGTTGCTACTAATTTTAGTTCGCCTAATGCAGTTGTAACTGGTGGCAGCGTTAATAACAGTCCAATTGGTAATACTACCCCATCAACTGCGGCATTCACAACTTTGACCGCAAGTGGCGCAACTACATTTACCAATGCCACTCAGAGTGATTCGGCATCAACCGGTGCAGTTGTGGTAACTGGTGGTGTTGGTGTAGGTGCTAACTTGAATGTGGCCGGCAACGTGACAGTGACTGGCAATTTGTTGGTATTAGGTAACACAACAACTCTAAATGTAGAAACTCTTAACGTAGAAGATCTCAACATCACAGTAGCAGCCAATGCCACATCTGCAGCAGAGGCCAATGGTGCAGGCCTAACAGTTGCTGGTGCTAATGCCACATTCACTTATCTAAATGCAGATGACAGTTGGAATCTTAATAAAAAATTAAATGCAACCACTATTGGTGCTGCTACAATTAACATAACAACTGCCAATATTACAACAGGAGACATTACATCTGGCCGTGCCACTACATTTGTAGCAGATAATTTTAGTTCGCCTAATGCAGTTGTAACTGGTGGTAGTGTGAATAACACGGTTATTGGAAATACCACTCCTGTCAATGGTACATTTGCAGTATTAAAATCTACTGGCAATATAGTTGCAGCAAGTGGCACGGCAAGCACCAATACTACCACCGGTGCATTGGTAGTTGTAGGTGGTGCTGGTATTAGTGGTGCTATCAATGCAGGTAGTATACAAGCAACACCAATTGGTAGTACAAGTGCATCAACTGGTGCATTTACTACCATTACTAGTTCAAGCACAATCACTTCTTCGGGTAACATAGTAGCTGCAAGTGGCACAGCAAGCACTAATACCACTACAGGTGCATTGGTAGTTGTAGGTGGTATTGGTATTAGTGGTGCTATCAATGCAGGTAGTATACAAGCAACACCAATTGGTAGTACAAGTGCATCAACTGGTGCATTTACTACAATTACTAGTTCGAGCACGATTACCGCATCAGGTAACATAGTAGCTGCAAGTGGCACAGCAAGCACCAACACTACCACAGGTGCTTTGGTAGTTAATGGTGGTACAGGTATCTCAGCCAATTTAAATGTAGGACTAGGTGCTGCTTTTAATACTACAAAAACTGCCAATTATGATTTTGTGGTTAAAGGTGCTACAGATGAAACACTAATCTGGGCTAGACCAAGCAGCACATATGATCAAGTTGTGATTGGTAACAGCGCCACAACCAGCACTTTAGTCAATGGTGCAAAACTAATTGTTAATACCACAGACAGTATTTTAATTCCTGTAGGATCTACAGCACAACGACCGGGAAGTTCAGGTGGCACAGATACAGCTGGTATGATTAGATTTAACACCAGTAATGCACAACTAGAATTTTATTCTGGCTCAGGATGGGTAAACACAGGAACAAGCTTCACTGTGGTAGCATCTGACACCTTTGACGGCGACGATGTTACTTTGAACTTTACTCTTGGTGCAGCAGCCACTACTCAAAGCGTTATTGTAAGCACCAACGGTGTTTTACAGATTCCAACCACAGCCTATAGTGTAAGCGGTACTACATTAACATTTACACAAGCTCCGGCCACCGGCGATAAAATTGAAGTTCGTAGATTTTCAACTACCGCAACAGTGTCTACACTTGAATCATCAAACGGATATGTTTCTTTTGTAGCTACAAATTCATTTGCTAATATAAACGCAGGTTCGGGTGCAGCAACCACAAGAATGAGTTTCAATACTACAGGCAATGTGAGTGTGACAGCAAATGTTCAACCAAGTGCCAACGTCACATTTGATCTAGGTAATGTGAACAGTTGGTGGAAGCAAATTTTTGTTAACAGCACTGTGACAGGCGGCGCTGATATAGCTGAAAATTATTTGGCCGACGCTGTGTACAATCCCGGCACAGTGGTGGAATTTGGTGGTGAAGCTGAAGTGACAGTGTCAATGGCGGAAGGTAGCACACGTATTGCTGGTGTAATCACATCCCAGCCTGGACATGTGATGAATGGAGGTCTCAAAGGCAGCACAGTGGCCAGTGTGGCACTGTTGGGCCGAGTTCCTGTCAATGTGATTGGTCCAGTATACAAAGGCGACATGTTGATCAGTGCAGGATATGGATTTGCTAGATCTTGTGCCGCCCCAGTATTAGGCTCAGTGATTGGTAAGGCATTGGCCAACTTCGAAGGCGAAAAAGGCTCAGTGGAAGTTGTAGTTGGCAGGTCATAATCGGGTAATACGCAATGCCAATTACAAAACCAAGACTTAGTACCAACATTAACACCGATGTAGGCACTTTCACTGATCCAATATTGGTGTTGCATCAAGGTTCGACTCAGGCAGATGTTGATGTTGGTTTCTTGATGAACCGTTCCAACGGTCTAACCTCAAATGCTGCTGTTATTTGGCAAGAAAGTTCAAAAAGTTTTGTACACATCCTTACCAACAGCAGTGGTGCAGCCGATGCCAATCTTGTTGTACAAACCTATGCTAATGTTTCAGTTGGTAATGTCTTATTAATTAATAATGCAGGTATCTATGTAGATGGCAACATTGGATCTGCAGGACAAGTTCTTGCCAGCGATGGTTCTAAAACATTCTGGGCACCACCAGGTGGATTTACTGGAGGTACTGTAGCCAATCCTTCTGTATTCCAAAGCAACTTGGTTATATCTAATACCACAGCCAGTACAAGTAATGTCACAGGTGCATTAGTAGTTTTGGGCGGCGTGGGTGTTGGCGGAAATGTTTTCGCTAATACTGTGTACACAACAACCGGAGTTTATTGGAGTGGAAATGGTGCTGCATTAGTTTCAGCAGTGCTGGGATTTCCCAATTCTACGCTAGCTCAGTTTCCTACCGGGGACTACGGTGATTTCTCTGCCACCAAAGATGCATTTGATGTCCATTTAGACGCAGTATATGATTCAATGGAACCAATTGGTTCATTTAGCACAACAGATTTAAATTCATAATGATAAGTATAAAATAGGAGTTACATAAATGCCAACAGTTGTACAATTTAGACGGGGAACAACAGCTCAAAACGATGATTTCACTGGTTCATTAGGTGAAATTTCAATTGACACCACTCTTGATACTATCAGAGTTCATGATGGTAGTACAGCTGGTGGCTTTGAATTAGTACAAAGGACAGCCACACAAACCCTAACCAATAAAACGTTAACTACTCCTACCTTGACAACACCTTCAGTAACCGGTAACATTACAGTCACTGGCAATATAATGCCTGCAGCAAATATTACCTATAATATAGGCTCAACTACCACCTGGTGGAATATATTTTATGGTCAATCTGTGCAAGCTCAGTATGCCGACTTGGCGGAAAATTATAAATCTGATGCTGCATATGTAGCCGGTACAGTGGTGATTTTTGGCGGAAATCATGAAGTAACAATTTCATCAACACAATATGACAGTTCAGTGGCCGGAATTGTATCCAGTAATCCAGCCTACTTAATGAATGCTGCTAGCGGTAATTTACCAGTAGCGTTAACCGGAAGAGTCCCATGTCGAGTATTAGGTCCGGTATCTAAAGGTACTGTTTTAACAACAAGCCACTTACCAGGCACAGCAATGGCTCTTGATTTTACAAAGTTTGTTCCTGGATGCATAGTAGGTAAAAGTTTACAAAATTTAGAAGATGGTCAAGTTGAAATCATTGAAGTTGCAGTTGGTAGATTCTAATGAAAACAATAAAAAGATTATTTAGAAATGCATATCCTGGAGAGGACATTTATTCTTCGGCAACCTATATTGAAGGTAAATGGAATTACGAAAAAGAATATATCACACGAACTTTAGATAATCAAGGATTCAGTAAAAAAGCTGTTATCATTGGTAATGGAACCAGTAGATTGCAATTTAATTTAGCAGAATTTCAAAAAAGCCATGTTAAAAAGAGAATACAAACTTACGGGTGCAACGATTTATATAAAGATTTTACACCAGATTTTCTGGTTGTAACAAGATCAGATGCAATCAAAAAAGTAAATCAAACGGAATATTGCCGTGATAATGTAGTATACTCAAGTAGTGCCGCAATTTTGCAATATCCCGGCGCTTTTCATCTGATCCCACAGGATCCTAGTTGGAACTCAGGGTCAATTGCAGCATATCTGGCCTGTTTTGATGGACATCCTACAGTGTATCTAATTGGATTTGATGGCAACGATGCAGCCGACACCAGTAACAATATCTATGATCGCTACAGTGTTCAAAATGACAGCTTCATGTCATTGACTATGGTACATGTGTTTAAGGCATATCCATTGATTGATTTTGTTTTGGTAAATAGTACCGGAAGAGGTTATATGCCTGCTGCTTGGTATGGAATAGTCAATCTAAGACGAATAAGTTTTAGAGATCTAGTATTAGAATGCGATCTCTAATGCAGTTTCAAACGTTTTAATTTTATCTAAAATAACCTTGAAATTAAAAGTCCGCCAGACCCCAGGATGCAATGGTTTGGGATGATCGTCAATCGAGGTCCATGCATATCCTCTATGTTCATCGTTTAGTTCAGGAACAAATTCATTTTCCACCGTAATCAAATACGTGTGATATTCAAAGTTACCCGATTCACTGGTAAATTTTTCCAAGGGAATTAGCTGCGAGAAATCATTTAAATTTATTTCTTCACGAATTTCCCTTAGCAAAGCTTCAGCTGGTGTTTCTCCAGATTCCACTCCTCCGCCCACTAGACCCCACGACCCGGCATGACGTTTTTGATTTCGTAATAAAAAAAGATATCTTTTGGTTTGAATGCTGTAAATTAATGCACCACAACCTATATGATCAGACTCCACTCACCACCTCGATAAACACCTTCTACACTCTTGACCCATTCCTGCCCAGTCCATCTATACTGGTTTCCAGTGAGATTGTTTGTTATATATTCAACAGCAGTTTCGTTCTCACTGTCAAATACCACTTGCCAAATTGTTCCATTGAATTCAATTATGTCATTGGCGTTGGCCACGAGATCATTCCATACCACACTACCCTGTAAATTGCCAATATTCCCAATTGGAGCTGTTATCAAATACCGAGTGTTGGTAGTTGGCGATAGCAAGGTACTATCCACTTTGACATTTTGCGGATTGATTATAGCACTAACTGGATTCAATGTGTTAGAAGGTAAAGTATCTTCAATTGGTTCAAACAATAAAATATAAGGATCGGTAGGATGGTATGCGATAGTTCCAATCAATTCTGAATCAGACGGCAATGCCAGTCGAATTTCTGTAGAACCAGTCACAAGAGTTCCGTAAATTTCAATCACTGAGCGCCAGGTAGCCGGCGGAGCCACAATAACAATATTGTCGTTGGCGTCTACGATTTCTTGCGGTTTTAATAATTGTAATTGATTACCTGAATAAAACACTCCGTAATCCAGTGGTGTTACATATCTACGTGTGCTTAAATTGGCTAAAATAGTGTCGGCGCTAAAGGCACCTGTTTCGTCATAAACACTACCAATAAATTTTTGAATAACACCTAGACGTTTGACTTTGGCTGGGGCACTAATCCAAATTGGCATCATAAAAGTTAATGTGGCAACATCAATTGGTTCCTCAGTTGATGTTGGGATAGATCTTGAACTCCAAATAACTTCAGTTAATTGCACGTAACTAAGACTGGCCCAGTCAATGTAATTATCTGTGCTTTGAACCTCAAATGCAGGATTGAACAATACAGCCAGTTGTTCGATCAATTGCATTTTTTGTTCGGTATTACTAGTCCATACATCTAACTTTATTTCTAAATTGTATGGCACTGGCATCAGTCGTTCTATTGTGTAACTGTCACCTTGTTGGCTATTATACAAACCTGTTTCGGGGTCGTATTGCCGTTCCCGCATCGACATTTTGCTTACAAAGTAAGGTTCTTGCATGCGATCCTGTTGATAGGTAAAAGCACTGATGTATGCACTCATTGCAGGCACAGCGTTCATTACGTTTTCGCTGTTTTGTCTTAAAATAGCAGCAGCTTGTCTACTAGGGTCTCCGTAGTATACAGGCACTCGTTGTAACGTTCTCGTACCGTCCCGATCCTTGCCAAACTCAACTTCAAAGTTACTAACGATCCTCATAAACTGTATCAAGAATCGTCTTATCTGTGCGTCGTAAAAAAACTGCTGTGCCATTAATTATCTGCCTTTGGTTTGAGTGCCTGACTTAGACTCTGCCGCTCAGTAACTTCGCCAGTGTTATTTGTGTATGTATTTGTGTTGTTTATAAAGCCACTACGTAAGGTTTGACTGCTGCTTCCATGAGTCAGTGTTGTTCTTACATTGTCTTCAATTTTGACCCAACGACGGCCGTCCCATCTAAACAGTCTATTGGGCAAGTAATCGGTTCTTAGGGCATAATCGCCAATGCGAGGACTACCTGGAAAAGCTATACCAGATGTCACTGGTAAACCATTTGGTGTTCGGCCGTCGCCTGTGAGATAGCCTTTTACAGTGGCATCAGGGCTGGCCACTCCAGAATCTGAATCTACTGCTATTTGATCGGCGGTTACTGATCCATTGTCGGCAGTAACACCCACTGGATCTCCAGGTCCTAAATTAGGATCAGCAGGTTTAATATAGATGTGATCGATGTCGTAACCAGAAAATGGAACATTAGTTTCGGCTTCTCTTATAATTGCATCGTTAATTTCAATATATTTGTTGATAATGCTTGATACTGAACCCAGTGTCACGTTTCCGGCATTGCCTGTAAACGCATCAGTATCAACCTTTATTTGATTCAGTATGTCTTTGTACTCTTGACTGTCTGTTAGCGGATTGATCTTGCAACGCCACAGGTGCGGCCACCAAGTTGGGCTAAAACCTTCGCTGGCATTATTGCAATCACTAATTACATAGAATCTTTTAAGTGCCACCGGCAAACTGTCATCTAACGGATTGTAATCTTTGAGATGCATGAGTTCGATAACATCGCCTGGCATGAGTTTACGACCAATAGTTTCAATCATGTCGTTGATGTGAAAAACCATAAAAAGTGTGCCGGTTTGCAAAAACATGCCAAATTGACTTAAATCAAAGGTAACATCTTGTACTTGATATACACCACGTATGGCATATACATCTGTATCGTACTTTCTGTCTCGGTTTTCTAGGAAAAACAAGTCTTGAATATTTTGCGCGCTCTGATTAATATAACTGGGCTTGCTGGCATTTTCATAGAATTTCACAGTGCTATTACCGGCAAGTGCAGTTGTGGTGTTGGCACTTAAAGTAATTGTGTTTGCAGTTTTTGCAATGACTGTAGCATTGGCCGCAATTCCAGCACCTACAACAAAGTTTCCTAATAGGACATCACCTGTAGTACTAAAATTTAGTGTTGGCCCTACTGCGGCTTGCGACACTGAAGTTGTTTTTACTGTGTTTTGTTCGTTGGTGCCAAGATATTTGTGAACCAAAATACCGGTGCCACCTAGAGTAAACATTTCGCTTATTCTGCGGTCAAAAAATTTGTAGTCGTTGCTATGACGCCCGTCTTTCCAAAGTGATAATCTTGGCACAATTGTATCCTGTTATTTTATATTTAGCGGGCATCCACTTTGACATAAATTAGGATATAGCATATAATAACACTATGAGTCAATTTAATTCAATGCAAGATTGGGACGCAATTGAAACACAAATCAAGCGTTCCTTGTGGGCATTGTACAATTTGCAACACAAGCGGCAGCTAGAACGAATGTATAAAAATGTAATACAAAGTATTACAGAATTAAGCCAAGCTGATGTAGATAGACGCCGTTTTGGGCATAGTGTAAAGTATGACGAACAGTTAGCAAAAGTACAACAAGAGTTGCAAGAATTGCAATCCTGGCTCATGTTTGCAACACTGCTTGACCAAAAACCCGAAGAATAGTATAATACTATTTTGCGTTAACAAGGAGTTCAATTATGACAACAGCTCAAAGCGTTAAAGCACCCAAACGAGTACCCAAAAAAACTAGAGACCCACTGTTTACAGACGAAAAATACACAGGCGTCGAACCAGTATGGGACACTGAACGTGCGTTAAAGATGCCGCAAGCGGAATTTGATCACTTTTTGCGTAAAAGTTTTTTTTATTACAATTACTTTTATACCCAAAAGGATCTAAAAAAGCATGCAGTAAAGTGGATGCAAGACAACAAGTATTCAAAAGCCGATGTCTCTGCATTTATTCGTAGTTCGGATCGTGCATTGTCAATGACAGCTTACAGTTTGCTTATGGCCAGTTTGCAAGGTATGCCGTTCCGAGAAAAAGAATTAACTTATTTTAAAACACAGATAGCCAATGCTATTGCAGCAGCAGATTCTGAACCTGCAGAAACTGCAACAGGTACAAAATCCGCAGAGCCTGCGGTAGTAGTCCTAGCACCCACCATTCAAGACCGATTAAACGAAAAAACCAGTGAGCATCTTGCTCACTTTGAGGGCTTGTATGACGAAGTTGTTGCCGGCAGTTCAATTGAACCTAAAGCGTATGATTACTTTGTTGCTAACAGCGTTCCTCAAAGCCAACTTGGAAAATTTGAGGATTATGTAGATACTATACGAATGTACTTGACCGCAGCCATGGACCGAATGGACGAACAGTATGTAGAAGCGTACCGCCATTATCGTGCAGCTGATTTTAAACGACATATTGCATTTTTAGATGCAATACAGACAGCAGTAGATCAGTATCGTCAAGTTAAAAAAGCTACTAAAAAAGCTCGAGTCAAACGGGCACCAAACAAAGAAAAAGTTGTTAGCAAGCTAAAATATCTACGAGAAGAAAAAACACTCAAATTGGTTAGCGTTAATCCTGTAGACATCATTGGGGCACAAGAACTTTGGGCTTATAATACCAAAACTCGCAAGCTTTACAAGTACATTGCAGACAGTCTGCATGGCCCATTGGGCGTCAAGGGCACAAGTTTAACCGGATTTGATGAAGTCAAATCTGTAGGCAAAACTCTACGCAAGCCAGAAGAAAAACTCAAGGAATTTGCAAGAGCCAGCAAAGTTCAATTACGTAAGTTTTTGGACGAAATCAAAGCAACTGAAACAGTAGGTAACGGGCGTATGAATTTGGACATGATTCTATTGCGAGTTCAATAAATACATGAACTACAGGAATAATAGATGTCAAATCCCTTTACTGGCAATATTGTAGCTGATACTACCTATTTTCATGCCAACGGTAATCTTAAAACTGACAGCCTCTATCAGGCCAATACCGGGTCCGGTACTGGACATATTGAATACGACGAAAATGCTCAGTGGCTAGACAGTCTTAACAAGCGTCGATCCGACATCACTGATTACATACGCATGCGTCTAGGCGACGGCATTGTTGATGTTGAGTTAGATAAAGAGCATTATGAAATGGCTATCAATCAGGCGTTAATCAAGTACCGCCAACGTGCCAGCAACAGTCAAGAAGAAAGTTACGCATTTCTAAAACTGTTTCCAGAAACACAAGAAATCATACTACCTGATGTAGTCATGGAAGTTCGTGCTGCATATCGTAGGGGTATTGGATCAGTATCAGGTACCACCGCTAGTCAATTTGAACCGTTTGCTAGCGGTTACCTTAATACATACATGCTGGTAGCAGGACGTGTGGGCGGATTGTTAAATTACGAATTATTTGTTGATTATCAAAAATTAGCCATGCGTATGTTTGGCGGTTATTTGAATTTTACATTCAACAAAACCACAAAAAAATTAACTCTTATTCGTAAGATACCGTTTGCAGGTGTAAATGCTGACCCAAATGGGTTCGAAGATGTATTACTGCATTTGTACAATTACAAGCCTGACAGCATGTTACTAAATGACTACCAAGCTTTTCCGTGGATACAAGAATATGCTTACAGCTTTGCCAAGCGCATTGTTGGCGAAGCTAGAGAAAAATTTGCTTCGATTGCCGGCCCTCAAGGCGGTACGCAGTTAAACGGCGCGACCCTTAAAGGTGAAGCAGTGGCCGAAATGGAAAAATTAGAACAAGAACTAAAAGATTATGTGGATGGATCCTATCCAATGACATGGGTGATCGGCTGATGAAAATACGAGACATTATTGCAGAATCCAAAGGCGAATTAAAAAAACGTCAAAGATTTGCCATGCGTGGTTTAAATAGATTTACTGACGGCAAGAAATGGAACAGTGATTACACCTTGTACAGATTAGGCCTAGCATTGGCAGCCACAGACGGTAAAATCATGCCCCAAGTTGACGAGGAATCGTGGATAGGCAAGTGGAAAGCTACAGCACCATACACTAAAGAAGAACAGGACATGCTCAAGCTGGCCTACAAAAAAGTACATGCCAATTATGAAGATATCAATGGCGGAGATATACGTAGTCAAGAAGGACCAACTATTAACAAATCCAGCCCGGTTGCCTGCAAGAAAACGAACAAATACGGTGTTTGACTTTTGTAAACATAAATTATAAAATGCTCCTTAGGGGGCATTTTTTATGATTATTGGAATTACAGGATTTATAGGATCCGGCAAAGATACAGTAGCTAACTATTTGGTTGCCAAGCATGGGTTCGTTAGAGACAGTTTTGCTGGGACACTCAAGGATGCAGTGGCACAAGTTTTTGGGTGGGACAGAGAACTACTAGAAGGGCTTACTCCTGAAGCAAGAGAATGGCGCGAACAAGTTGATCCTTGGTGGGCGCGACGATTAGATATGCCCCGACTCACACCCAGATATATGCTTCAGCTATGGGGTACAGAAGTTTGCCGCAGAGCATTTCATAATGATATTTGGATAGCAAGTCTTGAGAATAGATTGCGTAAAACCACAGAAGATATAGTCATTAGCGATGTGCGTTTTCCTAACGAAATAGCTGCAATCAGAAAACATGGTGGAATATGTGTATTGGTCAACCGAGGATCGTTACCTGAATGGTACGAATGTGCCCTTCAAGAAAATACCACACACGAAGATCGTCAATGGTTATTAGAGGATGCTGGTCAGCTTATGCCGCAGCGATTTCCGCATGTACATCACTCAGAGTGGGCTTGGATAGGACAAACTTTCAACTACGAAATTGACAACAACGGATCTGTTGAAAACTTGTATCAACAAGTTAATTATCTGCTACTAGCACACTTTCACGCCAAGTAGTTTTTGTGTTATTTAACTCTATTCTGCAGTTGGCACAGACACACCGCAGGTTAGTCCAAGTATTGTTTTTCAAGTTGCCGTCAATATAGAACACAAATATTTGATGCGGAGTAGATGCTGCAAAATTGCATCGTTCGCACGTCATTTTTTTCTTATAACCAGTTTTGGTCCAAGCCGGCATTTCTTTCACCCTGCGGCCTTTTCTGGCACAGCTGGCACAGGTCTTTCTGTAGTAGGTTTTTGCACCCAATTTGTAATTGACCGCAGCAGGATTGCCTTGACATTTAGCACATAAAGGTCTTTGCATAAAGTTATTTATAGCAAAACCTTTTAAAGGCACCTTGTATCTGCCCAAAATAATAAGCTTTTAATAAATACTTGCAAATGTTTTGTTAAAGGATGAAAACATGGCACTAGTATCCCCAGGTTTAGAAATAACCGTAACCGACGAAAGTCAATATGTTCCTGGCGCAGTAGGAACAGTACCCCTAATCATAATGGCAACTGCACAGGATAAAACCAATCCATCAGGTGGTTCTGCCACTGACACTACCGCTGCTCGAGCAGGCAAGCTACTTACATACAGTAGTCAAAGAGAATTAATTGCTAGCATGGGATATCCTAGCTTTAAACAAAGCGCAGCGGGAACTCCGTTGCACGGCGACGAACGTAACGAATACGGCTTGATGACAGCTTACAGTATTTTAGGCAACGTAAATAGAATTTTTGCTATTAGAGCAGATGTAGATTTAGATGCGCTAGAAGGCACAACTGTTCGCCCTACTGGTGCTGTTGCAGATGGCACACACTGGATGGATTTGACAGAAAGTGTGTGGGGCATAAATGAATGGGATGCTATTACCAGCGAATTTAATTTAAAAACACCTATTCTTGTTACGAACACAGACGACCAGACACTAAGTGGTGGCATTTTTGTACCTGACAGCGATATAGGACAAATTGGTAGTTACGCTGTAAGTTTTGGTACAGGCAGCAATGCAATTCTTTTTTACAAAAATAGAAGCAACACTTGGGTGAGAATTGGTACCAGCGACTGGAAAAACAGTTGGGCTACTATCAGAGGTTCAGTTACATTTGCCACAAGTGCAACAACTGCAATAGATGCTAGTAGCCCTGCGGCTGCATTGACAATCAATGGAACCAGCGTAACAGTTGGTAACACCGGATCGGCAAGAACTATTGCTCAAGTTGTAAGTGCAATTAACAGTGCAGCCATTACTGGTGTAACCGCGGCATATATTGATTCAAGATTGGAAATTTATGCTACAGATACTTCTGCCAGCGATGGCGCTACAGCCGATGGTAAGATCACAATATCCAATGCTTCTGGTACTCCAATGGCCAGCCTAGGATTAGGCACAAGTGGTAGCACATATGCAAATCCTTTGTTGTACTTTGGTACTTTTGCTGAGATTCCAAGTTGGCGTAGCACAGACACGGTACCTCGACCAAGTGGCAGTGTGTTTATGAAAGTTGGAGCAACTGGTAGTGGTGCAGATGTTGTTATTAAACGTTACAGCAGCACCACTGAAACTTTTGCTACATTAGCCACTGAGTTCTATAATAGAGCCGAAGATGCATTATTTGGTATTGACCCAGCAGGTGGCGGTAATGGCATAGTGGCAGGAACAGTGTGGATTGCATGGGATCCTCTTAGAGATGATTCGGACGCATTCAAACCATTCCGTCGTAGAGTAACTGGTCAAACTGTTGTGAGTGGATCTGCTCTGGCTGCCAATCCGTTTACTGCGTCAGATGTTATTGTGATTGGTGTTACAGAAATTGGGTCAGCAAATATTAACGAATACACAATTACATTGTCTGGTACTACACCAGCAAGTTTTGTTAGTGATATTTTAGCTGAAAATATTCCAGAATTGAATGTCAGTGTTACAAACGGGGTGATTACATTTACCCACATTTATGGCGGTGATATCTATTTGACAGATGATACTGGAACTCCTACTGCTGATGCTGGATTTACAAGCAACACTACTGGAACAATTGCATACGGTACTACATTGGCGTTAACTAATTGGGAATCGCTGACCTATACTTATAGTACAACAGAACCTTATCAGGCACCTGCCGACGGTACACTATGGTACTATAGTGATCCGGCTAGTGTAGATATTATGATCAATGATATCGGAGGATGGAAAGGCTATCGTAATAGCTATTGGACCGATAAAACAGATGCCAGAGGTTATGCACTAGCAAACACAGATTCTGAAGGCGTTATTGTCAGCGCCAGCGAACCAGAGTTTCAAAGCGACGGTGTAACTGCATTGGTAGCTGGTGATTTATGGTTAAATACAGCAGATTTAGAAAATTATCCTGTCATTTATCGTTATGATGGAGCAGAATGGATCTTGATTGATAACACAGATCAAGTTGGGCAAAATGGTATTTTGTTTGCTGATGCACGGTGGGATACCGATGGCACAACTGATGTTATCACTGGGTCGTTACCATCTATTACAGACTTGCTAGCAAGCAATTATATTGACCAAGACGCACCTGACTATAGGCTGTATCCACGTGGTATGTTGCTGTTTAATACAAGACGCAGTGGTTTTAATGTAAAACAATTTATAAGCAACAAGTTTTATGCTGCATCATATCCTGACCTACCAGCGGTGCCAGGTGCATCAAGTTCATTGCCTACAGTCAAGGACACATGGCAAACAGCAAGTGGATTGAAAGACAACGGTAGTCCTTACATGGGTAGACAGGCACAGCGTCGTATGGTAACTGCGGCAATGCAAGCAGCAGTGATCGCCAATACGGAAGTGCGCGAAGATCAGTTTCAGTTTAATCTGATTGCAGCACCAGGATATCCTGAGCTAATTGATGAAATGGTTGCGTTAAACAATGATCGTTCACAAACTGCTTTTGTGGTAGGTGATACACCAATGCGTCTTGAACCAAATGCAATTGATATTGCTAACTTCAGTAACAACACTAATGGTGATGGTTTGGCTACTGCCAGTCCTTTTTTAGGAGTTTACTATCCATGTGGTCAAACATCTGATTTACAAGGCAATAGCATTGTAGTACCTGCAAGTCATATGGCACTACGAACAATTATCTTTAGTGATAATGTTAGTTATCAGTGGTTTGCACCAGCAGGCACACGACGTGGACTAGTTGATAACGCAAGTAACATTGGATATATTGATGCTGCAACCGGCGAGTTTACATTTGATGGCATTCGCCAAGGACTGCGAGACACATTGTACGAAAATCGTATCAATCCTATCACCAACTTGCCGGGTATTGGTCTAGTGGTATTTGGACAAAAAACACGTAACCCAACCGCCAGCAGCTTGGATCGTATCAATGTTGCACGTTTGGTCAACTACTTGAGAACTATCTTGGCTCGAGTAGGCGATGGATTTTTGTTTGAACCAAATGACAAGATCACCAGGGATCAGATTGCCAACATAATCAGTGGTGCCATCAATGACTTGGTAGCCAAGCGTGGTGTATACGATTATATTGTTGTGTGTGATGATACAAATAATACACCTACTCGTATAGCAAGAAATGAATTATATGTTGATATCGCAATTGAACCAATGAAAGCAGTTGAATTTATTTACATTCCAATTCGACTTAAGAACCCAGGTGACATTGCAGCAGGAGTATAATATGGGTATATATTGGGGTCCGGGTGGCCCCAATAGATTCCAACTAATTTTTGGTAAATACCTATAACAGGAGATAAAAATGGCAATTGCCTCACTAAACAAATTTACAGTTCCTTTAGCAACAAATCAAAGTGCCAGCACACAAGGTTTATTGATGCCAAAATTAAAATATCGCTTCCGGGCGGTATTTGAAAATTTTGGTGTCAGCACTGATAGAGTTGAAATGACTAAACAGGTCGAAAGTATCAGCCGTCCCAATTTGAATATGAATCCGTTTACCATTGATGTTTACAACTCAAAGGTAAACCTAGTAGGAAAGCCAACTTGGGAAGCAGTTAACGTTACATTGAGAGATGACGCCGGCGGCAACGTCAGTAAGCTGGTTGGTGAACAGATTCAGAAACAGTTTGATTTTGCAGAACAAAGTTCAGCAGCGTCGGGTATTGATTACAAATTTGTTCTCAAGTTTGAAATGTTGGATGGTGGTAATGGTGTTAATCAACCTACTGTTTTAGAAACTTGGGAGCTGTATGGCGCTCTACTAAGCACTGTAAATTACGGTGACATGGCATATGGTGAAAGCGCACCAGCTACTATTCAGTTAAGTATCATGTATGACAATGCTATACAAAGTCCAACTGGTACTGGTATTGGTACTTTGGTAGGACGAACACTGGGTGCAACCATAACTGGTGTTGTTTAAGTTCAAAGCTTAAATACAAGGCCCGGAATTTCCGGGCTTTTTTTTGACATAAATAATTAAAAATGGATACCTATGCCTAATATCTTTGATGGTTTCTTGAGTCAGATCAAGCGCGGTGACAATGTAAAAGATTATCAACACGCTGCTAGACTATTTGTTGATAATAATTTTGAAAGATCACCCAAGTATACCTGGCTGTTTCATGTATTTTTTGAGTTGAATGAACAATTTACTAGTTTGGCCACTGACAGTCAAATTGTTTCTGGCATGCTAGTAAAAAGTGCAGACTTACCAAGATTCAAGATAGATTCCAAAACCTATAACAACTATAATAGACCTTCTATTATTCAAACCAAGGTTCGTTATGAAGATATTAATATAAGCTTTCATGACGATTCAGCCGACATAATTAGAAAATTATGGTTTGATTATTATTCGTATTATTATAGGGATGCTGACAACAATTACGGTGATGCAACAGGCAATCTTAATCCTGTCTACTTTGAGCCGAACAAACAACAGACTGGGCGTAGAGCACTGTTAAACAAATTTGGTTACGGTCCAAAAATAGGAGACAGAACCAATAATTATATACGGGCCATAAGAATATACAGTTTGCATCAAAAAAGATTCTCAGAATATACAATTATAAATCCTGTCATAACTGGATTCACTCATGGAACACATCAAAATGGTCAAGAAGGTACTTTGGAAAATATTATGACTATTTCGTACGAAACTGTTTTGTATGCTACCGGCAGAACCACAATAGCAAAAGGATTTGCTGATCTTTTATATGACAAATCGCCAAGCCCGTTAACACCAGCAGGTGGTGGCACCAATAGTATTTTAGGCCCCGGCGGTATTGTAAATGTCTTAGACGACGTGATTCAAGATGGATATGGTAATAACTGGGGTGGCGCGGCATTCAAGTTAATTCGTGGTTATGAAAAAAACAAAAATGTTGATTTAATGAACTTGGCAAAAGGCGAACTTACACAGGCATTTACAAATATCTTACGAAGTAGTTCTAGTACTGGTCAGGTAAATTTTGGTGCAGCATTTAATCAGACTTTTGTACCTTATCGAGGTGCCAATCAAGGCCCGGCATTTGAATCTGCGCTACCATTGAATACCACAGCAGCACCAGGGAGTGTTGCCAGTAACGGATTAAACATCACAGGCAAAGTGGCTGAAATTACAGGTGGCATAAAAAAAGCTCTAAACAATATTCCAACAGTGGGAATTGGCGCAGGAATTTCGGGCGTGTTTGCAGATGCTCAAGGGATAATACAGGGTGCTGATCTCAACAAGGTAGTTAACGTGGCAAAAGAAGCAGGTGATAATTTAGTGGCAAGCACTTCTAATCTGATTTCAACAAACAGCTGGCAATCGGTAGTAGATGGTTTTAATGAAAGAACTAAGTCTTTGGCAAGTGCTGAAACAACTCAGGCACTACAGGAAGGGTTTGGAAAAGCGAAATCTTTCTTCAAGGGCCCTGAGTTCCAAAATACACTTACAACGTTTCAGACTGGTACAAATACACTGGTGCAACAGGTAAATTCGTTGGCTAAAACACCATTGGCTAAATTTCAGTTTCCTGCTGGTGAGCAAACAGCTAATAATTTAACATCAGATTTTTTTAAAGCACCGACCCTAAGCGGTTATCTTGGTAATAGTTCAACTAATGCACTACAATCAACATGATACAATCTAACAGTAAACTTTTCACTGATACACTGTTTGGTACAGGTACTAATCAATTGTCAACTGATCTTGTAAATAAAAATTTGACCACACAACAAGAATATTTGGCTTCAAGCGGCATTAGTCATTTAGGAACAAGACTACCTCGGGTTCCTAGC